TTATAATAGCCTTCTTAACACGATCAGCCTAAATAGAAACAAGATCCGAAACAATTTCCAGAATACACGCAAACATTTCGAAAAATTAATTCAAGACTTTCCTGAAGATGAACTTAAGAAAATGTTTGTTAATATTGTCAAGCTCACAAGCATGAGCGGCACCACCATCTTCGAAGCACTAAGCTTAGCTGAAAATATATTGCAGCATAATACGGCCCAGATTAAAAACATAATTCTGCTTTCGGATGGCTCGGATTCCAATTTTGCGGGGGTAATAGGCAACTATACTTTTTTGAACCCTAGATCTGTAGAAAAAACGCCCTTGTTTAGTATTACCCCATCTTTGCCCAGATCTTTAATCTCAGATCTTATCGCCGGGAAAATTAATATTTCTTATGACAATAGGCAGTTGTCACAAGCGGAAATAGTGGTGATAACTGATAAAATGTCTCCTGCGGGCTTTATCAAAAAAATTGCTTTAAGGCTGATTAAGAAAAAATTAATCAGAAATGAAATCAATTTTAATGTGATTGGCTGGAACATGTTAGAAGGACAAGAATTGGACATCAAGGAGGTCTTTGGAAAGGAGGCCTTAAATATCAGTAGTGATTCAGCTAAGTGTGTACTTCACCGATATGTGCAGATGGATAATCCGTTCATTGTACGAATATCTAAGGCGCTGCTCGGGCAAAGCCAATAAGTTGATTTTAAAATAGCACATTTTACATCTTTATTATTACCGAAGGTGATATAATAAACCTGATAATTTATTTGATTGGAAAATTAAGTTGAATGATTTTTCATCTTTTGAACAGCTGATTCGGGCCAGGGCCTTTTTAGGCAGACCAAGCGCCACCGGATTTGAGCGAACAAAATGTCCAGTCTGTCATGACTACAAGGATCGTGGCGGCTTTAAATTTGAAGCTGGAAAAATTGGTTATTCTTGCTTTAACTGCCAATTTAAAGTTATCCATGATGAAACCTCAAACAAGGTCTCAGCAAACTTCAGGAAGCTGCTGAAGGCATTTGGCAGTTCAGATGAAGATATAAATTCAGTGACCGCGGCAAAATTCCTAACCAAGGAAGAAACAGAGATAACGCTAAAGTCATTGACCAAGAAAAAACAGAGTGTCTTCCTGAGGGAGATTGAGCTACCAGCAGAAGCCAAGAAACTAAACCTCACGCAGCCTTTTGATGATCTTGAGCACCTAGCAGTCGAGTACTTGCAGCAGCGCCGAGCTCTCAGGCCAGACTTGTCTTTTTACGTTGTCAAAGAAGGAAAGCTCGCACGAAGGTTGTTGATTCCATGTTATTATCGTGACAAATTAATTTTTTGGACTGCGCGAGCACTTGACAGCTTCGAAAAACTCAGGTACATTTCTTGTTCTGCACCGAGTTCAGCTGTCATGTTCGGGATGGATGAGCTCTATAGAAATACCTCGCTGCCGCTACTGGTGTTCGAGGGTATTTTTGATGCGATCCCGTTTAATGGAATTGCTCTGCTTGGCAGTAAGCTCAGTGAAAGTAAATTAGAACTTTTAAAAAACGCTAAACGCCGCTTAATTTTTGTGGTTGATCGAGATAAAACTGGTACCCTGCTCGGTGAAGCGGCGATCAATGCTGGATTTGAAGTATCATTCATCCCATCAGGGTTCAGAGACGCTAATGAAGCGTTAGTAAAAACTGGAGCGCCTTGGGTTGTATATAATATAATGAAAAGTATTCCACCATCTACCACCGAAGCACTGCTACGACTAAAATTAAATCTACTCTCTCCAAATGGAACCAAATAAACAACATCACTTAGTTAGCTGTTTGGCTAGCAACCCAGAGCTGTTTGCAATCTGTCACTCAATCATAAAGCCAGATTACTTTGACGCGTCAGTGAGAAAAGCCGTCAGGTTCATGCAAGAATTTTTCACAAAACACAAAGGTTTGCCTTCGCTACAAGCAATCAAGGCCGAGACATCAGTTGAACTTGAAGGCTTACAAGTTCACAAGGCTGAACTTGATTATGTCGCGGCTGAAGTTGAAACGCTGTGTAGAAATCAAGCCATCACGTCAGCGATCATTAAATCGGTTGAGCTGCTTGAAAAGCAAGATACTGGCGCGATTGAGAAGCTGATAAAAGAAGCCGTGGCTCTTGGCCTTACAAAAGATCTTGGCGTTGATTACTTTGCCGATCCTGAAAAGCGGATGGCCGAGGCCGAGTCGGCGTTCAAACCAATGTCTACTGGCCTACCAGAGCTTGATGCTGTTATCAACGGCGGGCTAATGAGGCAAGAGATCATTCTGTTCATGGCAAACTCTGGTGTCGGTAAGTCGATATTTCTCGCCAACATCGGCGCTTACCTGGTCGCCCAAGGTTTGAACGTGGTTTATATCACGCTTGAGCTTGCTGATAAAATTGTCGCAAAAAGATTTGACTCGATGATCACTGGTATCGAGCAGTTTAAGCTGCAGACAAATAAGCAGATGGTGATTGCCGAAATTGAAAAGCGGCGTGAAAGTTATGGCAAGCTACAGATCAAAAGAATGCCTGAAAGCGTAACTTCCGCAAATCAGATTCGTGCCTACGTAAAACAGCTGCAGCTTGAAGCCGGCTGGGATCCTGATGTTATCATTATAGATTATCTTGACATCATGGCCACCAATAATAAGGTTGCGGCAGATAATCTCTTCATCAAGGATAAGTACCTAACTGAAGAAGCTCGAGCCCTTGGCGCAGAATTCAACTGCGCAGTGTTATCAGCTTCGCAGATGGGCAGGGCGGCTCTTGACGCTGAAGAAATTAATCAAGGTCACATCCAAGGCGGCATCTCAAAGGTTAATACCGCAGACTTTTTGCTGGCAATCATTCAAGATAATCTGATGAGAGATGCTGGCGAATATGTGATTCAAGTTGCAAAAGCGCGAAATGCGCCAACTGTCGGCAAAACAATAACTCTTGGTTGGGACGCAAAAACCTTAAGAGTTACTTCTCTGTTAAATGGAGTATCTAAAAAATTATCGCCTGAACAGGCTAGAGAAGAAAAAATCAAATCAACAAAAAGTTTATTAGATCTAATGAAGAATTAGATAAAAGATGATAAATATATCTCATAATCAATATGTTTATATCATAAAATATAGGAGAAATAAAATATGAGCCAAGTTCCAAAAGTCACAATTGATGGTGTAGAATACGAAGTTGAGAAACTCTCACCAGCTGCGAGAAGCTTAATTTCATTTTATCAAACATGGAGTGGAGAACTTGCTACGGCGAGATTAGAAGTTGCAAAATTGGAAGCTGCACTTCGTCAATTATCGTCAGAAATTATTGCCGTGGTTAAATCAGACAATGAGCCAAAAGCCGAATAAATTGATTTAACAATATTACTCTTATCATGAAAACCGCCCAAAAGGCGGTTTTTGTTTTGATGCAGGCGTAATTTGGATAATAGTTTGTAAATATTTTTCTTAAATATTATTTCGTGTTTGTGCAGAAAATATAAATAAGTTACTACAAGCAGGATATTTTCCTAGGAATTTTGGAGATCTAGAATGGCAATTTCATTCAACGAGTATCTTATTAAAGATGCTCTATATTTTAATTTAACATTCAAACACCAACGAGATAGAAACAACGCAGATGGCAGAGATAATGTTGCTCCATTCGGTACGTCAAAAACTATATATCTTTTTGATAGTTCTATTAGGCCGTATCCAGCAAATCCAATCGACAGCACGTACTATACTGGCAGTCAACCGCATCCTTCTTTATCAAATTTTATCTTTGAGCAAGATCTTAATTCTAATATAACCATCGATGATGGCGGAACAAAAGGCAATGCCACAGATGATAAAATTTATTTTAACACTGTGCTTTACTCGGCAGTCGCATCTGGAAAAATAGATTGGTTCGCAATAAGATCTAATCCGCGGTCTAGTACTGAAGAGGGCATAGTTACCATTTCAGATTCTGTTGGAATTCCTGGAACAAATAGTTTGTTAACAGTTTCAACGAGCACCGTTACGACAGGCCAAGCTATCATTTGCTGGTTTAATTTGTCCATCATATAAGAGAGAAAAATTATGGCAACAATAAAATTTTCTAAAGAAGCGGCTAAATTCATGGGTGCAGGTAAATCTTGGTTGGCCTATGGCGTACAAACTCATAACGGTTATGGTCTTTGGGATACCACTGCGTCATCTGCAATTTTTGGTGGGCCGGCTGGGACTAGCACAGTTCATAGTGTTTTAAACATTTACAAAGGGACAGTACCTACTGTCACCCAGTTCACAGATTTGGCAGACAGAGAAAGCGATCTTCTTTTGTCATTTCCAATGTACGGCCACAGCGATCATATTTTATATTTGGGTTTTATTGAAGAAACCGATTCTCACCGTTATATTTGCGGCCGTAATTTAAATTTTGTTGATGCATTAAGATCTGGCGAGGCAACGTGGTTTGCTGCAGTAAATTATGAAGAGCCAAGTCAAACTGTGAATCAATCAACACCTTCTGCCACGTGGACAATTTCACTTTCAGCCTTAACAGAAAATAAACTATTCAATGAACCAATAAATTTTGACGTTAAAAATGTTGTTCCATCAATTACTGGCACAGTATCAACTTTATTAAGCTCAACTGTTACAACTTCCACTGCAGTGTTTCAATTTAGCACGCCGTGTACTGGAACTGTAGTTTCCTCATTTACTGCTACATTCTTTGGTGGTGGTTTTGGCGGTCAAGCCACGGTTAGTCCACTCAAAGGTACTGTGCCTGCTGATTCATTTTTATATGGAACTTTCACAAATGCGGTAAATGCATATGACTACTCTGGAGCTGCTAGATTTTCCCATTATCGTCGTGGCGCAATGTTAGGCACAGTTGGTTTGTTGTATTCTACTGCTGATTTACAAATTTTAACAACGAGCATTGTTGCTGGACAGCGATATAATTGCGCAGGCATTTTCTTAAACTTCCCGCAGGTATGGACAATATAAGATATGCGTCCGGTCATTTTGATTTGGAGGCCCCCAAAGTCGGATAAACTGCTTTGGGGTGCAGAAAATTTCACGGCCACTAATTTTTTTCTAAATATCCCAACGGCATATGCCAAAAGTGAAGTATTCACCTTTTTAGATGCAGAGTATTACAATCAACTTCCAATTGATTTAGAAAAAAATGAAATAATAACATTCCTCTCAGAGGATTATCTAAAACCAATTTCTATAACTTTACAGAAATCTGAAATATTAACTTTAACAGACGAAGAATATCTTCGAGCTATACCTACAGGATTCGCTAAAGCCGAAATATCAACATTTATTGATGAAGAATATCTTCGAGCTATACCTACAGGATTCGCTAAAGCCGAAATATCAACATTTATTGATGAAGAATATGTTCGTCCTATTCCGGCAGCAATTACAAAAAATGAATCATTTTCCTTAATAGATGAAGAATATGTTCGTCCTATTCCATTCCTATTACAAAAAGAAGAAACTCACACATTCACATCCGAGAAATTCAAATCATCCATTTATAATTTTTATGTTTTTGAAAAAAATGAGCAAATTAATTTCTTAACGCTTGATGTTTTAGTTAAAACTCCAATTTCAGTTAACATAGAAAGTTCAAATGAATTTATAAGCTCAAATTATACTAGCACGATTTTTACGCAGTTTATAGCACAGAGTTCAAATGAGTTTGTTCCTTTTAATTCTACTGCATCTGTAATTTTCAATTTTTCAAAAGATCCAGTTGGTGACAGTTTTGTAACTGGTCAAATTGCAGATGTTCCTACAAACTTTTTTGCAGATAACACCGGTGCAATTAAAACATTTTTAAGCAATGATTCATTAACTCCGATTGCAATAGGATTTAATTCTGGCGGTCAAATATCAGATTCACTTTTTGTTCATCAGAATGATGAACAGATAATCCCAGCAGGATTTTTGATTCCGCCATTCCTTGTAGAAATACCACCATTAAATGGCCCAGAAACAAAATCTTCCTCATCACCAGATCTTTTATTTTATAAAAATTTAGTCCATCTTAAAATGGAAGGTGTTGTTGGTCAAAGAGCAGTGACTGACTTGACACATAAGGCAGTTACATCATCAAATATAATGCTAGTTAATTCAACTAGATTTATTAATGATCAAAACAATTTGCAGACAAAAGCCGCAAAGACAGAAGATGAAGGTTCATATATTGAAACTGAAATCTATGGTTCACAATTTGAAGATAAAAGTGCTAATACCGCCCTTACGGTATATGGTTCACCAACAATTTATGATTTTGGACCTTTTAGTCAGAATTTGGGCAATTCAGTTTATTTTAATGGATCCACCGATTACTTAGAGACGTCTTTAAATGCAATTAATGTCTCTACAATAGACACAATGACATACGAATTTTGGATATATCCGAAAATTATAGATTCTATATACCCCGATGCAATTTTCAGCAATTCAATCGGTGGTTCATATGATAGACATTATTGTCAAATCCCAACAGCAGGCAATTCAATCAATTATGTGGAAGAAACAGGATCCGGCATAAGCATAAATGTGCAATCATCAGCTGGTTCAATACAAAATAATACCTGGACACACGTGGCTATTGTTAGAAAAAACACGGCGCCATATGTTAAAATTTTTATAAATGGAACTCTCGCTGCCCAGACATCAACCGGAAGCTTAACAGCTGTTAGTAATAACAGATTCTTAATAGGTAGGCATGGTGGAGCAACGGCTACCGCCAATTTTTTTCGAGGACATATTTCAAACCTGAGGGTAGTAAAAGGTACAGAAGTTTACACAACAGATTTCGCTGTTCCTAAAAATAATTTATCAATTGTTGCTAACACTAGACTGCTAGTTTTACAGGATGATACTGAAAGCTTAGATTTATCTGATAAAGATTTTACTATAGAGGGTTGGTGGAGTCCGCTAAAATTATCAAGTGATGGTGCACTAATTGGTGTTTGGTCTAACACAACAGCAACATCAAGCTGGTTAGTTTCTCAAGGAATTGATTCCTCACAATTAGCATTTTCTCTGTCTGATGGTTCTAAAACTGTTCGTTTTGAAGGCATCAAAAATGATGATGAACATGACCCGTTTTCATCATTAGGTTGGTATCACTGGGCAGTGGTAAGACGTAATGACATGCTTCAGGGGTTTGTGAATGGTAAAAATATTAGTTCTTTTACTGGATTTTTTACTGGCACAATAAAGGCACCAGAACTTCCACTTAGAGTTGCAACAATTTCAGACGGGTCAAGGTCAAGCTATGGATATTTTGATGACATTAGAATAACCAAAGGCATTGCACGCTATTATGATGATTTCATTCCGCCAAGACAAACATCAACAGAACCCCCAATATTACCACTGCATTTGTTGCATTTTGATGATACCGCATCTACGCAATTTATTGATCAAATGCAGTCAAATTGGACATACTATAATGCTGGCTCTCCGGCAAGTTCAGCAACAATAACATCTTTGGCAGCTGCATTTGGATCAGGCGGGTTGTCTGTAGCTGGTGGATCTGGAATAAAAACCACACCAGCAAAAAATATCTTAGCCGGAGATTTTACAATTGAGGCTTGGATTAATCCACAGCTTTTTAATACTAGTTCAATTAATACTATTATTTCTCAGGATTTGGTAACAATTTCGGGATTCACTTTATATGTAAATGCCAACTCGGTGGTATTATCATATCACAATGATGGCAGTAGAACAACAACTACAAATTTTCTAACTGGTGCCTGGTACCACTTGGTTATCCAGAGAGAAAATACTAATCATTTAATTTTTATTAACGGCAAAAAGCATTTACCAGTTGGGTCCGGAAATAGATTTTCTACTGCGTCCTCAACACTTTATGTCGGCGCATATACTGCAAGTAGCGTGTCATTTAATGGTTACATTGATGAATTAAGAATATCCAATTTTGCTAAGTACACAGAAGACTTCAATCTACCAGCACTGGCGTTTACTGAAAATATCAATGATGAAAATATTGTCGCAAAGAATTTAGATCTATACTTTGATCCTTCTAATTCTTTCTCATTTGATAGAAACAATCCAGGAGTTTTATTAAATGTTAATAATGATGGAACAGAACTGTTAACTGGTGGTACGCAAAAATTAGATCACGCTTCTTCAAACGCGTTTTCATTATCATGTTCCGAATTAGACAGTACTGCAACAACAGCATTAATTGAAAATATTGATGGAGAATCAACTGGGGAATTTGCTATAGAGATGTGGTTAAAAGTCGCTGAGGGCGCCAACGCAACATACACGTATTCTTCAACCAATTTAGTACTACCCGCAACAATTTCAAGTTTAGCGCCTACCGCACAGCCTAATGTTTGGGACCATATTGTACTCTCACGAAGTGGTAGCATAATATCTGGTTATAAAAATTCAATTTTGTGGGGTACAGGAACTGATGCCTCAATGCTAAAAAATATCCAATTCGGTAATCGCGTAACAGGAACTTCAGTAGATATCGGCAATCTTAGAATGTATAACCGTGGTTTGTCTGATAATGAAATTGTCCAGAACTACAACGCACAAAGGGATCGATTTTATAAACCAGAGGTGTTGATAAAATTAGATTATGAAGAATCCCCAAATCTTTTTGATCGATCTGCTTACAATTATCAAACCAGTTTTGTTGGTTCAGCTACAGTTACCACGACTGATTTCAAATTTGGTTTGTCATGTTTAGACATGACTGATAGTTCTTCCGGTGCATTTTTCGCAAAGGGAGTCGTGAAGCCGCTGGAAATTGCAGATTTTACTTTTGAAACTTGGTTTAAACAAAGAGGGTTTGAGGGTACACAATCTCAATATCTGGTTTGTGCTTGTCCTGATCCAACAAGTGGTGCTGTTGATGCAAGCGATATCTCCATAAGCTTAGAGTCGGATGCAGGGTCTTGGAAGCCAAGATTTTCAGTTAGAAATAATGGCACATTAACAACAGTACTAAGCACCTCCTCAGTCTCTCTAAACACCTGGAACAATATCGCCATAACAAGAAGCGGTGGTACTCTGTATGCCTTCCTAAATGGAAACCCATTTGCTGTTGTTTCTGGAGTTACTACTAATTTTTATAATTCATCTTGGCATCTTGGTAATTTTTATAAGCAAGTTGGTAGTAATAGACTTGGGTTAATCGGACGTATGGATTCAACAAGATTGCTCAAAAATGTATGTCTATATACTGGAAATTACACAGTATCAGAAACAGATTTTGGTACATCTTTGAATTTATTGACTGTTGAAGGTGGACCAATAAATGAATTTCCGGTATTTGCGATTGGTCAAATAGGCGAGTCATTCTTTACTAGATTAATTTCTTCGTTTGATGTTTATCTAACTTCTCTGTCAACTTCTGGAATTAATTCTGTTGTTACCGCGTATTCACCTGACCAGAATTCTGCCGACAGCCTACCAATAAACATTAGCTCAATGCCGTCAACTGGGACTTTAAGTGTGTCAACTTTATATTCGCCGGAAGAAATTTCAGCAAATGAACTACCAATTTCTATGACGCCAGCAAATTGAATAAATAAAGAATCTATAAATTAAAGGATTAAATCAACAATGGCTCTTCTTTATCATCCAAATATCAAAAGGGTTTTTGCAGAAAGAGGTATCCGGCAGGGTTTGGGTGGCTCTATCACAGTATATTCTGGAGTACAACCAACTCCGCAAACTATACTCAACAGCTGGGCATCGTACAACCAGAGTGCGGCAAATTGTCTTTGGCACAGTAGCGGGATAGTCTGGAGTTTACAAAACAGTCTAACAGTATATGCCTCTACGCCTCCCACTGCGGCTATCCCGCTGCGAGCTGGCACTGCAGCTTGGTGTATTTTATGGAATTCGACGATTAGCACTGGTGCATCAAGTGGACAATTAGGTTCGGCCACAATCCCTTCTACACGTTTCATTATTGGAGATGTTACAACTACCGCAAATAGCGGTGTGATTCGTTTTTCTTCACTTAATTTCACAACTGCGTCAGCAATAACATTTGTCGATGCAGGAATAACTATAATTTGAGGTGAATAATGGGGACAATTTATCTAAGCCCTGATTTCGCAGCAGGCAATAACACTTCTGCAGCCAAAAGAATATTTGAAGTTGGCGATTCAGGATTTGTGTCAAATGGTGCTGTCACCCAACCGCTATTACCAGAAAGATATAAACCAGTGACATCGACGCCGTACCCAGCGGGCAGATTAATAGTTATGCAAGGTACGCCTCCAGCTGTTATTTCCACGGTCACCTCATTTTCTTCTTATACTTCAACAGTTTTATGTGCCTTTGAAGGCGCAGAATTCACTACTGCGTCTTCCGCATCATTTTATGCTTCCCCATCAGTTCTGACTAGTGCATATAAACCTGCTACGTCGTCGGGCACTGCTACCTGGTTTTTGCTTCTATCAACCATAATACCACCTAATAGCAATGTCGATTATTATAATTCTGCCCCACTATTTCACCAAATAGTTGGTAGCGTTGGTGTGGTTGGTTCAGGTGCAGATTTGGAAATCGCAAACGTAAATGTTACGACTGGACAATTATTGAGAATATACAATCTGAGATTTTCAATTCCGACGACATTTACATTTTAAATAATTTGGTCATAATCAATATTTGAACTGTGTATACGGCTATTTTGCGCAAGCTCGATGATTCTCCGCTAAATCCCACACGTATTAATAAATAAATCGTATATTTTATTTCTTAATATTATTGGGGGTTCACTTATGCTGCTCGACGGCCTAATCCTAGTAGAGGGTTCCACTGCAAGTAATTTGGTAATTGCCTCTGGTTCAAGTTTCCCAAGCAGTGCAGATCTTGGAGAACTTTTTTATAGATCAGATTTGTCTCAACTTAGCATCTACAATGGCTCAACTTGGACAAACGTTTCTTCAGTTGGTGGACTTGGAACAGTCACATCGCTAGGAATTTCATCTTCAGATTTAGCTGTTAGCGGCAGCCCAGTGACCTCAAGTGGTACAATTACGCTGTCACTTAACACAATCCCAATAAGCAAAGGCGGTACTGGTGCAACAACCACAGCAACCGCTATCAACAATCTTCTGCCTGCACAAACGGCAAACTCACAAAAATTCCTTAAAACTGATGGTACCAATGTCTCATGGGGCGTGGTAACAACAGCGACGGTGTACGTTGGAACATCTACTGGTGATGTGTCTGCCGTAGAAGGTAATGCATTCTACGCTGATGGCACTGGAGATTCCGCGGAAGGCTTGCACGTTTACAGCGGCGGCAATTGGATTCAAGTAACTGGCGCAGGTTCAATTCCATCTGGCTTATTCACAGCAGATGTTGAAGGTGATGTTACCGGAACCATAGTTGGTGGTGATACTGCAACATTGACTTTGGCTACTTCTGGTGTAGTAGCTGGCACATACACAAAAGTTACTGTTGATGAAAAGGGTCGTGTTACCACAGCTACTACATTAGATGCTGGTGATATCCCCTCATTAGCTGGAACCTACTTAACTGGGAATGAAACAATTTCTTTATCAGGCGATGCGACCGGTTCCGGTTCAACATCAATTTCATTAACCTTAGCTAATTCAGGTGTAGCGGCTGGCACATATGGCACTGCCTCAGCCGTACCAACTGTAACTGTTGATGCGAAAGGCCGTTTGACTAGCGCCACAGCCACAAATATTGCAATTGCGGCATCTCAAATAACTTCAGGGACGTTGAGTGATTCTATCGTTGCTTCTTCTAACGTTACACAACACCAAGCCTCATTGACAATAGCTGAAACACAAATAACTGATGGTGCCTTATTAGCTCGTGTTGGTTCATCTGAAACAATTTCTGGTACCTGGACATTCAATAGCCCAGTAACGGTTGGAACACCTGTTTCAGGCAGCCATGCCGCAACTAAGGATTATGTTGATAACACAATAACTGGCCTTGATATGAAGGCATCAGTTCGAGTTGCCACCACAGGCAATATCACATTATCTGGAACCCAAACAATTGATGGCGTTGCTGTAGTTGCTGGTAATCGCGTTTTAGTTAAAGATCAGACTGTAGCTGCCGACAATGGAATTTATGTCGTGGCTGCAGGTTCTTGGTCTAGAGCAAGCGATGCAGATAATACACCAGATGGAGAAGTTACTTCTGGCATGTACGCTTTCGTAGAAGAAGGCACCACAAATGCCGATTCTGGGTGGGTACTAAGCACAAATAACCCAATTTCACTCGGCATCACAACTTTAACATTTGTTCAATTCAACGGCTTAGGTCAAGTCACAGCTGGTGCAGGTTTAACAAAAACTGGAAACACCGTGAATGTTGTTTCTGCTTCAGCTGATAGAGTTATTGTTAATGCCGATAGCATTGATTTAGCTACAACTGGAACTGCCGGCACATATGCAAAAGTCACCACAGATGCATATGGTCGAGTGGTTTCTGGCGGCGCATTATCTGCTGGTGACATCCCATCACTTTCAAGTACATACCAACCGTTAGATGCCGATCTTACCGCAATTGCTGGTCTGGCTGGTACTTCTGGTCTTCTTAAGAAAACCGGCGTCGATTCTTGGTCGCTTGATACCAGCACGTATTTGACAGGAAATGAATCAATTTCCGTAAGCGGTGATGCCACAGGTTCTGGGTCAACTTCAATTGCATTAACGTTGGCTAACTCTGGCGTAGTTGCTGGGTCTTATACAAAAGTTACAGTTGACGCCAAAGGCCGTGTTACCACAGCCACTTCAATAACCGCTGGTGATATTCCTTCATTAGCAAGCACATATGTGTTAAAAGCTGGTGATACTGTGACTGGGACCTTAACTGGTACTAACTTCCATGCTGGTGCAGGAACCACATCTTCACCGTCAATCTCGTTCTCAGCAGATACTAATACTGGTATCTACAATCCTGCTGCAGATACACTTGCCTTCGTAGAAGGCGGCGTTGAATCAATGCGAATTGATTCTGCCGGTAATGTTGCAATCGGCACCTCAACTAATTCATTAGGCCATCGCCTTATGGTTTATGGTGCATCGCCTGGTGGGATTGCGACACAGGGCGTGGATTACTTATTTGCAGTCAAGTCAACAGCAACAGCTTCATATCTTGGTTTTAATCAAAACACAATCGCCGTCTCAGGTGCAACACCATTACTATTTGGTATTGGTGTCAATGAAGCAATGCGAATTGATTCTTCTGGTAATGTTGGTGTTGGTACATCATCGCCTTCAGCAAAACTCCATGTAGGTGGCCATGTCAGCGCAACTTCAGTTTTTGCTGCGACAACTCTTTCTGTTTCATCGTCTGGCCAAATTTATTTGCCAAATGCCTGGACTACTTCCTCTGGTCATCTTGTTCTTAAAAACGGCACGGATTTCGGAAAGGGCAATGAATTCCATCTTGGTTATTTCCCTACACCAAATGATGGCTCAGAAGCATGGTTGATGCTTTATGGCTCATCCTCTGCAACGTTGCATATGGCCGTTACAGATGGTAACATGATGGTTGGTACTACAGCCCATGGTGGTAACAGATTAACTGTTGCGGGAACTGCAACAACTACAGCTCTAAGAATAGGAAGTGGCAGTACATCTTCACCATCATTGTCGTTCCTTGATGATTTTGCAACTGGTATCTTCAAACCAACCACAACAACATTAGGTTTCTCAACTAATGGTGGTGAAAGAATGCGAATTGATTCTTCGGGCTTCGTTGGCATCGGCACCACAGCACCTACGCAAAGATTACATGTGATTGGCACTGCCACCATGTCTGCAATTTCAGTAGGGTACGGGTCTAATCCATCACCAGGAATAGCATCATTTACATTCGGTCATGGCCCACAGTATAACTTAGAAATGACAGGTACATCAAGAATATCAGCAAATAAATCATCATCAACATTTATTGTTGCGTATTCAGACAACGGCGGTGCTAATGCTTCTGGTTTTGGTTTAAGAAATTTGGAAGACACGTGGATGTTTTCTCCTTATCGTGGCGGAACAGGTACAGTTCGACCACTAAGATTTGCAACTAACACGTGGGGTGATTCAACAACTGGTGTCGCTTTAACAATAGAAACAAATAGTAATGTTGGTATTGGAACTAGTACAGTTAATGCTAGGCTTGACGTTTATGGTGGTGATGCGTTAATTAATGGAGTCACTGTTGGCAGAGGCGTAGGCGGCCAAGATAATATTGCTCTCGGTACTTCAGCTTTAGCAGCTAATACAACCGGTATTGGTAACGTTGCTGTAGGTCGTGCAGTTTTAATGGCAAATACCACTGGCACGTATAATACTGCTGTTGGTTATGACTCGCTGAAATCTAACACCTCCGGCACCAATAACGTAGCAGTCGGACCATTTACTCTGCTGCTTAATAAAGCTGGTTGGGCAAACACTGCGGTTGGCGCAAATGCAATGCAGGCCAATACAACCGGCTCAAATAACGTAGCTATAGGCCATCTGTCAATGTACGCTAACACTGGAGGTTCATATAACAGTGCAATCGGCCGAAGCGCGTTATATGCTAACACTTCAGGTTATGAAAATAGTGCACTCGGTTTTGCAGCGTTGCTTGCTAATACTATCGGTTATCATAACGTAGCAGTTGGCACTAGAAGTCTTCAAACTAACACCTCTGGTTATAGACTCACTGTTCTTGGCACAGATGCCATGAATAAAAACACGACTGGCCATAGCAGCGTAGCCGTAGGTTATGCTTCACAATACAACAATCTAACTGGCGAACAAAATGTTAGTATTGGTCGTGGTTCATTATATGCTAATGCTTCTGGGTCATGGAATGTAGCAATTGGTCAAGATGCCCTGTATTACTCATCCGGAACCAATAACTTCGGCATAGGTTATCTTTCTGGTGCAGATGCATTGTTGAACATCACAACTGCAAGCAACCAAGGTGTGATTGGTAACAACAGCACCACCAACATCACTGCTAAAGTTGCAATCACTGTCCCATCAGATATTCGTGATAAGACAGAAATTGCACCCGTAACGCTTGGTCTTGGCTTCGTCAATTCGGTGAATCCGATTTCTTATCGCTTTAAGAAATCACGTGACTCAGAAGAGGCAGTTGGTCGTAAGATTCTCGGCTTCTCCGCTCAAGAGCTATTACCACTCCAAGGCGATGCAACAATTATTGATGCCTCAGATGCAAATCTGTTGAAATTCAATTCTCAGGATTTAATTGCGGTGTTATTTAAAGCAGTTAAAGAGCTATCTACGGAGATTGAAATTCTTAAGGCTAAGATTGATAATAAAGAATAATAATTAAAGAAGCAGAAATGGGAATGACGGTCTGAATGAAAAATTCAGACCGTCATTTTATCTTATTTTACGCATTATTTTTTCGTTCTAATAAATAACAAGTACCTTTTACCTAATACAATCTTAGGGGAATCTAATTATGTTACTCGACGGCCTTAATCTGGTGGAAGGCTCCACCGCTACAAATTTGGTTTTAGCTTCAGGAACATCAAATCCATCAAATCCTAATGTTGGTGAATTATTTTACAGATCAGATAGTCAGGCTATTGTTGTTTATAATGGTTCTGCCTGGGTAGAAGTAGCTGGTGGTGGCGGTGGTGGATCAGGCACTGTAACTTCAGTTAATGCTACATCAACAGATATTACTGTAAGTGGTGGCCCAATTACAACAACTGGCTCCTTAACATTATCACTTAATAATTCTGGAGTAGCTGCTGGAACATATACAAAAGTTACGGTTGATGCTAAAGGTCGAGTAACCTCAGCAACAACATTAACCGCAGCTGATATCCCCTCATTAGCTGACACATATATGTTAAAAACTGGTGATACTGTAACCGGTACCACAACAGTTACTAACTTGGTGTTAACTGGTCCAGCAGAGTTGAAATCATACACTGAATCATATTTCTCTGTGACTGGGGCCTCAACAACAAACATTGATGTTTCATCAGGCTCAATGGTGCTTTTAACACTTAGTTCAAGTATTAACACACTAACATTTAGTAATGTTCCGTCAGCACCAAAAGTTGCTTCCCTGAACATGTTTATTGAGCAAGCTGGTGGCGGCAGTAAGACTATAACTTGGCCTAATGCAGTTAAATGGGCAAATGCGGCCGCGCCGACTCTATCAACAACTGCTACCAGAGTAGATGTTGTTACTTTAGTTACTTATAACAGTGGTACTTCTTGGTTCGGTTTTATTTCCGGCCAGAATTATGCTTGATAAATAATTAAAACAACACTAAAAGGGATTAAAAATGCTTGCATTACAACTAACAGTGGCCGCCGCAGGAAGAATCTTGATATTGTCAAGTCAAGCGCAAGCCCCAGTGACTTCAGAAATTTTATCTAATTCTGCTTATTTGTCTCTATTTTTGGATGGTGAAACATTTTCAAGCACTGCAGATAGTAGAATCTTTTTTGATTCGTCTGATAATAATTTCACAGTTACTAACAGCGTTGGCGGAGTACGCCGTGTGGTACAGACTTCATTTAATCCATATGGACAAGTTGGTCTTTGGTCGGAATATTTTGAAGAGGCAGCAGATTATGTGTCGCCTTTTACAACTTCGTCTGGATTTACATTCCTCCACACACCAACCGCTAAATTCACAATTGAGGGCTGGATATTCCCACTAGTTAGAGGAGCAAACGCATCCACGGCACAAGTAATTCTTGATGATAAAAATAACTCAGACACTGGACTTGGGATTACTCTGTCAATCTTAGCGAATAAATTAAAATTAACTATCGGCAATGGTGGGGCGACAGTTTGCACGGCTCAATCTATTTCTGACATCCCATTAAGATGGACGCATATTGCTGTTACTTATGATCAGACAACAGCAACTGATAATGCTAAAATTTATATTGACGGTGTTTTAGATTCCACCACAAGTAAATCTGCGGCTTCCGCCACAACAACTAATGCATCTTCAGTTTTGTATATCGGAAATAATACTGGTAGAACTAGACGGTTTTCTCCAGGCTATATATCAAATCTTAGAATTTGTAATTCAGTTGTTTATGATACGAATTTTACACCTTCAACTACAGCACTGACCGCAATTTCTGGAACTCAGTTACTTGTTTTCCAAGATGGTGTCCTTAAAGATAGCAGTCCAAATAACTACAAATTACAAGTCTCTGGTGCGCAAGCAGCCAGATTTAGTCCGTTTGGAGTGCCAGTACAAACTTCATCAACAGTTGGTTCTGCCTATTTTCGAACCTTTTCTGGTAACCCACAAGCATTAAGACTCCAGCCAAACGACGCATTTGTTTTTGGAACCGGAGATTTTACTGTTGAGTGTTGGGTTTATCCGTTCCTTTCTGGCGAAAATGTTCTTTTTAATTCATATAATAGTGTTCCGCAAATTGGTTTTTTGCTAGATGCCGCTAAACCAGCTTTGTGGGATGGTACCGCAAAACGAACTTCATCGCAGAATGTAGAAAACTTCCACTGGTCACATGTTGCATGGGTTAGAAGTAGCAATGTCTTTAAAATTTATGTAAATGGTAAAGCCACAACAACTACAAGCCACAGCATCAATTTTGCCTCCACAACAACTGAGTATTTTATAGGTCGAAGAGATAATGCTGCCCTCGCGCCATATCAAGGTTACATTTCAGATTTTCGTATTGTTAAGGGGACCGCAGTTTATAATGGGGATTTCACCCCACCAAATTCCCCACTTTCTGCACTAACCGGAACGAGCCTTTTGTTAAAATTCAATAATTTGTCAGTTACTGACAAAACTGGCGGCATGTATCCTGTTTATTTAGAGGCAACTACCACAAACGCCGGTGGAATTGTAACATCAGTCAAAAAGAATGGCACATCAAGCATATACCTAAATGGTCAAGGCAGCAGTTATGTAACAGTTTTAAACAATCAATTTCAGTCAAATTATAAAACATTTGATTATGGAAGAGCCGATTTCACCATCGAATTTTGGGTAAATTTCCAAACATTTACTGCTAACACATTATTATATTCCAGAGATAATGGAAACGCAACTGATGGCATTCTGATAGGTGTTAACGCGGCAGCAACAGCAACAAACTTGGCTGTTTCTTCTAATGGTTCATCTTTTTTTGCCAGCAACATTATACTTTCTCCTGGGTCGACAACTGGCACATGGCGTCACATGGCATTTACAAGAAGCGATGGCACTTTTAGAACATTCTCAAATGGCACATTAGTTTCAACATTTACCTCAACCTCAGCTATTTTTGAGTCTGCCAACAATCCTATTCGTATTGGCGGGCGAGGGGGCTCAACTAATATTACTGGTTACATAGATGACTTCAGAATTTATAGAGGTTACGCTAAGTATACATCTAATTTCACACCAGAATAGTAATTAGTAAATTTTTGTCCATGAAGCAAACGGTTTATTTTATATAAACCGTTTGCATTTTATAAATAGATAATAAATTCTGTTTATAAGGCGCCATTGCATGCAATTTCAAATCTTAACAGAAGGTATTGCACATCTTGAAGATTTAACTCCTGAATCTTTTCTTGAGGTTCTTCAAAATCTGGAGAAATTTATTGCCACTGAAAAATTAGATGGCTTTAATTTTCGCTTTGGACTTGATTCAGCTGGTAAATTATATACTTCTCGTGAAAGCAAAGGCGCAAAAGATCGAATATTTGACGCTGATGATTATGGCACAGGTGCAGCCCAATTAAAATTTGCTGCAGCCCATCGCGCAATTCAAGATCAAGAAAAGATACTCCAAAAAGAATTAAAGCCCGGTGAGGCCGTAGAGATAGAAGTATTATCTGGCGAACAGCCAAATGCTATCAAATACGGTATTGACAATAAGAACTACATTTCACTACTCAGAATGGTTCCTGGTGATCTTGAAGAGGTAGATCAAAACAGATTAAAAGATATTTCAAAAGCGCTCTTAGGAAAGACTTCAAAGATCAGAACACCAATTTTAGACACCGAAGATGGAAAAAATCTGAAATTAATTTCAGTTAATATGAGTTGGGAATTTGTACCAGCTCAGAAAATTGACAGTGCTGAATTAAAAGAAATTGATGTTTCTTCCGAAATTGAAGAAATGCAAAAATATCTAGATTCAATCAATCAGTCATTAGACATGACAAACAGAGAAGTTCTAGCGCTGAAATTAACTTCAATCCCAAAGGAAAATCGTGAAAAAGCAAAAGAGGAAAGAGAACGCGTGAAAACTGAGGTGCTTGATAACTTCAAGCTACCAATTAAACAAAAATTTCTATCTCAGCTTGTCAGTAAGATAGAACCAAAGCTTCAAAAGAGTTCAGTAGACCCCAAAGAAAAAATTGGCGTTGAAGGGATTGTTCTATTAGATCCAGAAACACAAGAACAAGTAAAATTAGTAGATAAAGATACTTACACAACAATAAATTCATTCAATTTTGCAGTTCGAAAAAAAATCTCCGGTGCTGTTAGAAAAGCTGATGTTGAAGCTGAAGATGAATTATCTGGTGGAATTGAAGGTCGTGCCATGATTAGGATTGCTAAACTTTTCGGCAATCCATCTTTAGCATTAACCATGCAGGCGAAACGTCAAATAGAAAAAATGAATGCCAAAACTGCGGAAGAAGCCGCAATTAAGATTGCTGAAAAGTCTTCTGTTAATTTTATGGATCTAAAAACAAAAATACTTTCTATCTTAGCAGCAGCCGAAAAAGATATTAACGAAGAATTAGAAAAATTTAAACGTGAAGCTAAAGATTATAAATTAGTTCTTAAAGATGGGCGAGAAGTGAAATATACACAAGAAATAATTAAAAGAACACTAATTCAATTCGCTGAGACTCTTTCAAAAATTTCTGAACTTGAGCGTTTAGTTAATAAAGCAAAGTCTAAAGAAGGATTGGTTGCTGCCATTTATGGAAATAAAATTAAGCAGATTTTTGGTCAGCAATTAGAAGAAGCATTAAGCCTATTTAAACCGCGAAAAATGAAAGTGCCGCTCTTACAATTTACTGATAGATTGGAATTACTCTCAAGAATTACACCAGAGCAAGCACACAACGCCTACACGGCGAATTTGCTGGCAGCTTTACTGTTAGTCGCGACAAATTCAAGAACTGGTATAAAGGCGCTTCATGATCCCGAACACGCGAATCTACAAAAGCTGTCGCCTGACATGAGCGATTTGAATTTCTGGGGCGCAATTGTTTTTTATCCCGACAAGAAGCATGTTAAACCATACTTAAGTGCAGACACCGGTGCAGCGCTTTGGAAATCAGCCAAACGCATTTTTAAGGAAAGAATTAAAACAATCCACACTCCTATTTCTACAGATATAAGTTTTAACACTGTTAACTGGGAAGAACAGTCTGAAAATATGAGAGTCATCACTCTTAGGTTTGAAAATAGAACAAAGGCTATAAATATCATTCGAGCTGGAATTCCAACTTTTGATTTCTTGGATCAAGCAGCGCAGAATGATGTGATACAAAAAACATATATGCTGCTATTAAGACATGACCCGGCATCAAAATTGTTATCAGAGTTAAGAAAAACACAAAATGCGAATTTATTAGGAGCTGCTGGAGTGGAAGCCAAAAAAAGTCTTATCAGAAGCGTTAACAAAATTGCTGAAGATAATCAACGAGTTAGTGAGACCACAGCAGGCGCAACAGGTGCAGCCGCTGTTGGTGGTGCACCAGCTGGCGCTGGTACAGGACCCATGGTTCACATGGCTACCACCAGTGATATTCCTGCCACCACAGCCGCTAGTATTGCAAGCTATCCCGTAAGAATTTTTAATAACGCGGCCGTCATGAGAAGAAAGAGAAATTTTCAAGCTACTTCCAAATTTATGAAACCAGTTAAGGATAAAAAATGACTCAAAAACATGATAAGCCATTGAGCGAAACTACCGCTGCTGGCACACAACCAAAGCTCAATCTTTCTCTTTTGAGCCAAGTAGATAATGCTCAAGCCGCTAAACAAGCTGGCCATGAACTTTCAACTAATGACGTTCACAAAATTTTATCTGATGCTCATGCCGAAGATGAAGAAGTTGAAACTGAAGCGTTCGGCTTAGAAACAGATGAAGGCGACATTGTTAAAGTGTACGTTAATATTAAAGACAGTGATGGCTTTGAAAAAGCCCTCGCTGATATGTTAGGATCTGAAGATGACATTGAAACTGCTCTTGAGAAACTATCAACTCGTTTTGACATCGTTGATGTAGAATGGCCAGATATGGAAGAAGAGGAAGAGGGAGAAGAAGAGGGAGAAGAAGACAAAGAAGAGGACTGTGAAGACTGTGAAGGTTGTGAAAAGTGTGAAACAGAAGATGAAGCTGAAGCTGAACTCGAGTTGAGTCCCGAAGATTTGGAAAAAGCTGCTGAGGCCGAAGAAGAAGAAGAAATAAAACAAGAGGAGAGCAAAATGTCATCATTTGGACAAAAATTTACACAGCGTTTATTGTCAGCCATCAATCAGGAGATCACCTCTGACAGCTCATTAACTGAGGCAGTAGATAAAAAAGAAATGCTTTTTGATTTAACTGTAGATCAAAAAGAACTCGAGCGCAAATTTCAAATTCCGATGCAGCGCAAAATTATTCAAACTATTTTGCTGATGGGTTTTCCAGTTTCGCAACTTAAAACAAAACTTTCATCTCTGCGTGATGGCGTAGAAGCCGCGCAAGAAACTCTGACCTCAAACCCACAGGCACTACGTTATTTTAAAGAGCTACACAAAGTTTTAGGCCAAATGGTTGGTGCTAAGCAAAGTGAAAAAGCTGAGGTGATGGAAGGCGAAAAAGATGCACATTTCTCCTCAATCTACCAGCAAAAAATTTATGATCTTTACAAAATGCTTGGTGTTCCAGAAGAATTATTGGGCCAACAAAAGAAAACTCGCTTTATTGAACAACTAAAAGATATGGCAATTTTGGTAATGTCTTCACCAGAGCTGCGCCGCGTAGTTAACAATTTAGAAAAAGCTCTTGGAAAAGAAGATGCGGCTATCGGCATGAAGTCAACTGACCGCCCAGTCGGCGAGAAAATAATGGCTGAAGAAATGATGGCAAGTGACGCACTAGGCACTTCACCATTGGCACAAGTTTTAGTTAATCTGTTTAACGCGTTAGAATTAGGCGATGCAATAAACAAACAAGACGTACTCCAAAAACTGAAGAAACAAATTCGAGACGACAGAATGGAAGTCAAAGGAATGTCGATGATCGTCAACAAGTTGAATTCAGCTGTTGAGATGATTAACAAAGGTAAAGCAAAACCAGCAGAAGGTGCTGAGGAATAATTCGACAGGACCTAAAATGAATAAGCCTGTTATATCACTTCTGCAGCAAATTGATGAAGCAGTCCGCGCTTTTAGAAGGCGCGGGCATGAAATCAAACGAGTGTTTGTTTGCGCGGGCGGCCCGCGTAAAGGTAAAAAAGTCAGTAAGCTAACTGCATGTTTTAAACGGCGTAAACCGCTTAAAACGCGCCTTAAATTACGTAAAGCAGCATTAAGAACTAAGGCGCAGCGCGCAGTTAAAACAAAATTGGGACTCAGAAAAGCAGCACATTTCAAATTAATACGTCTGAATAAAGCTATTAGAAAAAGATGACTCAATTTAATTACAAAGACTACGACACTGTTAATTTAAATAACACACGCTTCTATGACATTGACGGCTGTCATTATCCATCTATTACTTCAGTTTTGGGCAATACCATGTCTGAGGAAAAGAAGAAATCTTTGCAAAATTGGCGAAATTCTCTAGGCGCCGAGAAGGCAGCTAAATTTACTAAGGACGCCGCCGAACGTGGCACACAGATTCACTTAATGTGCGAGCGCTTTCTGAAAGGCGAAAATGTAGTTCAGAAACCAAATGAATTTACTCCTCAAGTACTTGGCATGTTTAATGGACTTAAGTTAAAGCTCGGAAAAATAAAAGACATTTGGGGTCAAGAAGTTGTTTTATACTCTCATGAGTTAGAAGTTGCTGGGCGCTGTGACTTAATTGGCGTCTATAATGACTCTCCAGCAATAATCGATTTTAAAACTAGCACTAGGCTAAAAGATAAATCAAAAATTGGAGATTACGTATTACAGATTACTGCATACGCTCAGATGCACAATGAAATGTTTGACACTAAAATAGAAAAAGGTGTCATTTTAATGATCACTGAGCAAGGTTTTCCGAGTGAATTTCATTACACACTTACTGAACATAAATTAGAACTTGAAAAACGAGTTGCAGACTTTTACACTCGCCTTCTTGACGCATAACGGAGATTAGCATGCCAGCCGACACATACACCCCCAACTTGACAATTGCTACCACCCTAGAACCCATGGCGGTAATTCAACCGGCAGACGCACTCGCTGCAGAGCCAGAAGCAATGCAAACAGCCGAACCAGACTATCTTACAAAAGACGAAGTGATGCAGGCTGTTGCTCAAGCTGATACAAGCGTAAGTGCCACTGCTGAAGAACCCGCGGTAGCACCAGGTTCACCGTATTTTAGTGTCTCAGTAGTAGACGTGGTGCCAGTTAAAGGTGGCAACCCAGTTGATCCAATTCTAAAGTTTAACGTAAATTTTAACGTATTTTTAGATGATGGGTCAGTTGTGCCGGTGTCAAGAATTTTAGAAATCGACAGCTGCAATTTAATCGATGATGCGCTGAAGCAAATAAATGACAAAGTTATTCGTTTGGAAAGCCAAGAAAATAAAGCTGGAAAATCACAGGCTAAGGTCGCGAAGAGAATGAGAGAATTAGCTGGAATTCCGCACAGGGGGAACTTTGTATGAAAACTCTAGTACTTTCATTACTGATTAAGGATGATTCCCTATATAGTCAAATAGTTGAAATGCTGGCTAAGCAGTTAAAAGAAAATGGAATTAATGTTCTTCAACAGACAGGGCCTGGCTCAACAATTTTAAATGGCATTCAGGTGACAGACGAAGAAGAGGAACAGGAAGAGAAAGAAGAGGAACAGGGTGAAGAACCAGAAGAAGTTGCGGTTGAACCAAAGCAAGAAGAACCAGAAGAAGTTGAAATGCCAGCAGCATCCGAAGCAGAACCGGAAGAAATGACGGTCGCGGCAGAAGACGAAGAAGTTAAAAATGAAGAGATAGTTGAAGAAGAGCAGTCATTCTGGGTTAAATCTTTTTGGCTAGGCGACTGCGACGTAAAAGTAAAAAGTGGCGTGACCGAATCAATTCTCTACGTCGATGAAATCACCGTAGATGCACCGTACGCCTTATTCAAATTCAAGGATACTTCATATAGATATCCTATTTGCGAAAATACCGCTGAAGGCGCAAGCATCGCATTAGATTTTTATTCTGCAAATGAGTTATTTAGAGAAGTTAAATGCCTGCTTAAGAAAAAAGAAGATCAAGATTTTGATTTAACTCTGAGCTCTAAATCATGAAAAATAAAATAATCTTTCCAGAATATGTTCAAAATAATATTAATTTTAGAATAGTATCTTCACACACAATTTCTAAATTTAAAGAAGCACAAGCTTTTGACTTTAACGAAATCAACACGGCTGAATATAAAGATAAATTTTCAAAAGCGACTCGTGAAATAGTGTTAATTGAATATGATTATTGGTTTAAGTTTATTTTAGAAGTTGAAAGATATTTTCTACAGTACGGTGAAGAGAAAAATTTAACAAGTTGCTGTAGCGTAAAGATAAAACCTATTCTAGACCAAGTTTTTACTTACATTGAAGATATTTTAATTTCTCATGATGAGCTTTTCAGCAACTCTTTAATTAGTTATGTCATTAAAATTCATGAAATTGCAAAACAGCCGCTGGCAGAAATGCTAAATGAGCTTGAGGGTTTATCTATTTTTATTGCATTTCCGATGGTTACAAAAATAATTTCTGCATATCTGCAAATGGTCATGTTCAGCATGTTTGAATTTAACCATAACGTTATAAATAGCAAAATGGAGAAAGAAAAGATTTTATGTTTTACTGATTTGGTTGATTTTGACTCAAAATATGAAAAGATTTATGCAATAACAGAACGTGCATGTTTAATGAAACAAATGTTTGGCGTAAGAGAATTCACAATTAAAAATTATAAGCATGTCGATGCGCCTCACATTGAGGCAGTATTTAAGCAGCTCGAAGAAAAGGGAATAAGGATATTAAATTTATCTGATATACAGGCATACCACTTATTAGCCGCGTAATTTAACCCTTTTTTGAGTTTATCCTATGGAACTTATTTTAAAACTTTTTACCAGCGTTGCCAATGTGATGACGCTCGAGATGTTCATCTATTTGATTGCGATCATAATAGCAGTAAGTATATTAGTCGTTAAATTGACATTAAAGTTCTCAGATACATTTAGAGAAGTTTTTAAGTCAAAAAAGATGGCCCAAGAAGAGATTAAATCTTTTCTTGGAGAGGAACTTCAGAAGATTCAAGATAATTTATCTCAGCAGATAGGTGATTCTGATCAACAGGTTAAATTCGATGATGAAAGAATTAAGGAAATACTTCAGCAGAGCGTAGAAGATATTGAGCTGGTTAAAGAGAAAATTGAGAACTTAGAAAAAACATTATTCGTTTTAAACAAGCTCGTTGAAGATATTTCTGAAGACCAAAAACATGTTCATGCAGAATTAACAAGAAATATTAATGACATTGGAAAAACTTTAGCCACGTTACAGGGAATATTATTAGTTAGCAACATGACTGTGCAGCGCTCAAATTTTGGTTGAGCGAAAACTATAAATAGAATAACATAGTAATTTAGAAGAGGTCGTAATGGTTAAAAGCCCATTCATCGTAATTGAAGAATTTATATCACCGAAGTTGTGTGAGGATATTGTTGCGAAAGTTTGGGTAGAACAACCAGATCTTGACAAAGATGGAGATCCAATAAAGATGGAGCGCTTTAATCAAGAGCTCCAGTCTTCTCTGTACAAGAGAATCTCAGAATTAGTTCCCGTGGTTGAAGATACGTATGATGTAAAATATCGCGGCAGTGACAAATTAGTTTTTCAATATTATCCTGAATTTAGTAAGCGACCTGCTGAAGCACCCGGTTGCGAAAATTCAAAATACGTTAGGAAGAAGTGGGTTAAAGTAAAAGATGTTGATTTGACCGCAATTATTTGGCTAAAATCATATAATAATCAAATTCCACTAGATCCAAACACAGAAGTTTATGGTGGAAAATTAGAATTTCCTGCGTATAACTTCTCATTATTGCCGCAGCGTGGTACAATGGTGATGTATCCAGCAGGCCCGCATTTTATCACTGCAATCTCTCCAGTTTTAGTTGGAGATTTGTATCAGATTAAATTGAATATAGCCGTTCAGCCAAAACAGGGCGGAATTTGGCTTTACGACCCATCTCAGTTTCCAGGTACTTGGAACCAGTGGTTTGAGACTTTCTTTTAATTAGACTTTTTTCCAAGAACCGTCAGTAGCAGAATTTCCTTCCCACTCAAGTAGCTGCTCGGCTGAAGATACACTGCCATTTTCATTTTCTGTCTCAATTAGTAATATGATAGACCGCATAGGTCCGGTTTTTACACCATTTGCAGAAGGTGGTGGACCATCTGCGTTTGTTAATGAGAGTTTAGTGAATTCGGGAAACTTAAAATTTGGATAATAAACATCCGCAAGCGTTCTAGTATCTCTAACGTCAGATAAGTTTCCTGGTGGATCGATGATAGTGATTAATTGACTTTTGCTATTAACATCTTGCGCAATATCAGTAATCTTTAAATGTTGAGTACTGCCAAAACTCGTTGCTGTATAACTATATGTTTCACAAGGATAACCCGCCAAGAAGGTGATTGTGTCAGTTCCGGTATTGCTTACTAATAAATTCTTCAGCCCAAAACATATTGAAGAAGATCTAAAGTACCTGCCTACAGTAAAAGTTCCGAGTGTCCCAAGTATTTGATCTTTTACTACAGCCTGACCTGCAACAGTAACTGTGCTCGTCATTCCAGTATTTTTGTCTTTTGAGATAGTATTAGTTACTGTATAAAACCCAATAGAAATTAATCGCGCAGGATGTGAACCAGCAACAGCGCCAATTATTTCGGCTGAAGCGCCTTGCGATAATTTAATTTTGTCTACTTTGGGTATTTCTAATGTGGCAGTAAATGTTAATGTAAGCGTAGAACTTAGAGATGACTCAACAGTTAAATAATTTCCGTGATATCCTACGTCTTTTGCTCGTATAAAAACTGGGCCATCTAAAGTAGTTCCAGTAATTGCGGCAGTTCCCGTGACGCCTATCATGATATTGCTTCGGCGGGCTGAAACAAGTCGCAACTCAGGTAAATCTCTTTTTGGGTCAAATTGTGGAGTGTAAACCATTATTAGTTTATAAAAACTGTTGGCGAACCTTTTTGAATTTTGCCAACATGGCAAGAACTGGCGCAGTGCCGTTCAGCAGCATCTCCAACTTTAACAGCAGGTCGGTTGTTTATAAAAACATTCGATGAGCCTTCTACTATTTTTACACTTCTCCAGAAATCACGGCCACTTGAATGACTTGTTGTTACATCATTTTGACGTGAGAGCGGCAAGCCATCAGCATAAACATCTGATGAACCAGTTTTAATAAAATCACCGCAAGATAGGCGGTCTGAAATTCTACCAGCTGCAGGCATTTTAGTTAATTCTCCATTTTAATTTATATACGACAAGTATATAATAGTATTTATCTAATTTAACGGAGTGACTATTATGCGCGAATTATTCATCAAGTGTGGAAAGCATGAATATGGACTTGGCGTTGTTTTAGATTCAGGAGATGATGAACATCCATGTACACTTACGTTATATGCATTCAAATATTTCATTAAGTTTATGCTACCAAGAATAGTCTGGCCCGTGCGAATTAAGCGTGATTACGTCAGGGCGAATGGCAGCGTTGCAACATATTACGATGTTTTCAATCGTGTTTTTGGTTTTGTTGTTTATGAAGAACATGTTCATACGTATTACGGCGCAAGAACTTATGCTTCGTTAACTGAAAAAGTTAAATTATTTTGCATTCCGTGGCGGATGACGCGAAGAGTGAGATATGATTTCTACACCGCTGATCATGAATATTTCTGTTCAGTTAATGATTATGAGGGTTTTTTGACTGAGTATGAAGCGATAAAAGATGCTGAAAGAAAAGTCCCAAAGTTGAAAATACAATTCAATGATTTTGATGGTGAAAAGATTGTCGCTTCGTGTTACATCGAAGAAATGGAATGGCGAAATGGAGTTGGGCTTTTTAAATGGGTAGGAAGCATAACTAAACCAACCATCGTTCGCAGCATGGTATATGAATTTGACAAAGAAGCAGGCAGAACAAAAACTGATTGGAAGGGTGGAATTATTTCAGCTAGTCGCAAAATAGAAAAAGGCGATTCTGTTTTTGGAGTTTTTACAAGTATTCTGAAAAACAGTAAGATGTTTAATATTGAATCACCAAATTGCAAAATAATAGATTAAGCGAAATCAGTTTTTCTTCTCTGAATATATTGCGCACCCTGAGTGTCTGTGCCGGCTATCATTGCTGGAAGACCAGCATGGTGAAAAGCGTAACACCATTCTGCTTTAGTGTAAGATGCATATTTTGCACTTACTGAATTTGGAGCTATAACTTTACCTAAAATTCTAGTACCACCAGAAGCAACATAACTATTGTAACCTGGCAAAATTTCTTTTTTATACCAAGCAACCATCGCGTGAGTAGCATATGTAACATTGCAACGATTTTCACATGTTGGTGGAATTCCAGCTAAGGCTGGAGCTTGAAATTTGCCGCCACCATAAAAAACCTTTGCAAGTTGGTCAAGGAATTGATAAAGTCCAGTAGCTGAAGATGTTTTATTTTTTGCGTAAGGATCATAATTGCTTTCAATTTGTGCAGTTATATGAACAAACAATCTATCGCTGGCATCTAAATCTGGATACATATTAAGAACAGCGTCAATTTCAGATTTTACTGTTGCAGCCGATGGGGTTGTTGCTGGTCTGCATGAAGCACGTGAAGGACCTATCTGTTGAGATGGAATAAAATTAGTTGCAGTATCAGAAAGTGTAGGTACAACTGGAGGTGCATTAAATACTGGACACGGTTGAGCATTTCCTCTCTCGTACGTCATTTGAACATTTGTGTTAGTTGCGGTGGTTAGATTAGCAGCTATAACTCCTGGATCTGATTCGCCTGATGGCGTAACACCGGCAATGCCCAAATCAACTTTACCATCTAGATATGGCAGTGGGTCTGTGCACCCCTTACCAGGAAGCCCTGGCAGACGTACTTCATAATGCAAATGTATGCCAGTACCTATACCTGTCCAACCATATGGCCCACCAAGAAATCCTACCGGTGTGCCGGCTGAAATTTTCTGACCCTGCGTAACTAAAACTTTTCCAAGGTGGGCGTAGGCGGTGCGACATACAAGTTGTCCTTTAGCATTTTGGTGCTTAACTATAACTATATTACCATAACCGCGTTGCACGCCATTAAATTCTACTGTGCCATCCGCAGAACATAATACAGGTTTCCCTGAACCATAATTGCCTTGGCCGTAAGAAAAATCCAGACCACCATGTGTACTTGAGCACCCAGCGCATGGCGATTGTCTTGGCCCAAAGCGAGAAGTATTTCTTGAACCAGGCATTGGATGTTGCAACTTAACATCTTCATCATCTCTACATATTTTAGGAACCACAGTGTAAGATCTAGAATCTAGTGTTGCTGTTCCGCTATATGCAGTGATCAGAATTGTAAATTTTTTCTTTTCGTCAGCAACCGGGAATGTGCCACTTAAGATGCCAGTTGATGAATTAAAAACTAACGCAGCAGTTGTTGAAGTGCTGGCTGTCACTGGCGGGGTGATCGCGAATCCCCACGAAGTAACTGTCGAAGTAGCGGTAGACGCAGATACTAAAAATGTAGCAGTTACTACATTCATATTGCAATCTACAGCTATGGTATTAGTAGTGATTTTTCCAGGCACTTCTTCTGGTGCTCCTCGCTGATCACCAGATGGGTTACCGGCTCGGTTCATATAACAATCAACAGATTCGCCAGGTAACATAAAAGTTGGTTGGGTAAAATCTGGAATTGGCGTCCAAGATGCAGCAGCAGTTGCAGAACCCTTATCACAACAACTCACTTAGTGCTCCCATCTAACTTCTCTACTGGCACGTCATTAAATTTTTTAATTTCTTCTAATTTTCTCTCAAGTTCATACATTCGTTTTTCAGTTTCTGCTATAAATTTCGAAACATCAGCCTGAGTGGCAGTTTCGACATCAATTTTTTTAGGATACGGTGGAACTTCCATCAGCGACTCAGGTATTTTCATTTTGATGACTTCAGTTTTTACAACCATTGGCGTTTTTTGATCTAGCGCAGCACAGCCAGTTATTAAAACTGTTAAGAAGATTATTCCGAGTGATTTCATTTTACTGTCTCCTTACTACGATCATCACGCTGTTTTTGAATTGTGTCAACGGTGTCTTTTAATACATTCGCAACTTGACCATCATCTTCTGGTTTAACCTTTGAAATTCTCTCCATCAAATTATCTATTGTCTGTTGATCCTTCTTCATCTTATCTTTTAAATTTCGTTCAGCTTGTTCTTTCAACTTATTGGCATTTTCTAATCGTTTGATAGTTTGTTGATTTTCTATATTAACGTCAATTGCACGACGCAGATCATTCGCCAACATAGTATTTTTCTCAATTAATTCTACTTTTTCTTTCTCAAGAGAATTAATTTTATGTTTAACAAAAAGAATTCCACCTACAATAACAAATAAGACTAAAATAATAGCGATTGTTTTGAATTTAAATGCGGAAAATGGTAGGAAGGGTATCATATATAATATCCATATAAAAAATAAGGTCAGTGCAGTACTGACCTTATTTATAAAAAATTTCAGTTAATTTATGCTACTAGACGAGCTGTACCAGAAGTTGCAACAGAAAATGTAATAATAACTGTTGAAGTAGTTGGATGTGTTACGCTTTTTGGTAATATTTTTCGACCATCATGCAAAAATACATCACAAATTGGATATGAACGAAGAGAATGATTAATTGTCCAAGTTGTTGCTGCGGTGCTAGTGGAAAAATCATATGAAGTCTCAGCCATAATTTATCCCCTTAAATCACGCGAGCCACACCAGTTTGTGGGCTCGTGAAAGTAATAGTTACAGTAGCAGTTGATGTTCTAGCAACTGATGCCGGAATAATTTTAGTTTTAACACCACCAACGTCTACTAATACGTCAACAACTGGATAACCATCAAAGCCATAGTTAATCACCCAAGTATTTGAAGCTGTTGTTTGGGTGTGTAATACTGAGTGGCCAGGTTTATAAGACATATTTTAACTCCTTAAATAAACTTAGCAACACCAGTTTGCTGTGATGAGAATGTAATCGTTGTTCTATTCACTGTGTTATGAGTGATTGAAGCTGGCTGAACTTCTTGATCATTAATAAACACACGAACATCTGGCTCATATCCTAAAGCATGATCAATAACCCATGTTGTTAAAGCATATGACTGGGTGTGTTCATAAGAATAAACTGGTTTAGCATTACCCTCAGTGCTTCCAGAAACCACGAAAACAGTTCCTGTGGCTGGCGAATTTAAACTAACCTGAACAGTATTCTGATCAATGATCTCAATTTCATTAGGGATAATAACTTTTTTCAAACTATCAAATACCTGAACTGAAACTGTGCCAGCACGTAAGTTATGTGTTACGGTCCAAGTTGATGCTGAAGAGGACTGAGTATGCACATAAGATGTGATTTCTCTTGTTAAAGGAACCCAAACAGGAAGGCCGTTTGAGAAACCAACAACAATGTAAACTACGCTATCTTTAAAAACAACTTGTCCTAAAACCGGACTAGCTGGAAATGTCTCAATAACTTCCAGGGCCGGGTTTTGTAACTGATTTTTCTGTAAATCTGCGTGGCCATAAAATTTCATAATTCAATCCTTTAGTTAAAAAGTTGATGACTTTTTATCATATGTTATTCGGTTGGTGCCCTATTACCATCAAGACTACCAGTTGCAACAATTGCTCGGCCTATCATGGCGGAAGAAAGTGTAACTGTTGCTGTTGTTTTACTTGTAAGCTCAATCTCGCTAGGAATTACCATTTTACTATCTTGATCGTAGATCTGAATGCTAACAATGTCCGAATTAAGATTATGGGTAATGGTCCATGAAGAGGATGATTCAGCTTGAATATGGATATGTGTTTCTACATCTCGTGTTAAAGGTACCCAGATTGGATAATTTTGAACATTGACACAGATGTAAACAGTATTACCTTTGAAAATAAGAGAACCAACAACTGGATTGACTGGAAATGATGAAATAACTTCCAGTGCTGGATTCTGGAGCTGATTCTTTTGCAGGTTTGCGTTTCCATAAAATTTCATAGCACGGATCCTATTTTGGGCGTAAGGTATTTCTTCAGTAGCTATTTATTATGGAATTACTAATTTTCTATTTTATGGGGCAGTTTTTACGTACAACTGGTAAAACATAAAAAGGAGAAGAGCAATGCTCTTCTCCTTTCCCTCTACAAAACTACAACCTATTAGGCTGTAGCGATACCCATTACAACAATCTTACATGCAATAGCGGAGTTGAACACAACTGTGAGCTGTGTTGAGCTGTTGAATGTGATTGATTGTGGGATCACGACTTCGTCGCCAGCATCCACAACTGTTACGTTGCAATACTTCTGGCCAAGGCCATGGGTAACAACGTGTGTTGTAGCTGAAGCGCCATCATAGAGATGGAACATCTTGGTTGTACCGAAGGTGTTGTCACCCTTAACTGCGAGGACTTCACCAACTGTAGCTGTTGAAGCTGTACCAACATCACCGAGGTCACCAAGCTTAACTTGACCCATGAGTGTTGAAGGAGCAACAACTGTCCAGGTGCTACCATCTTTCTGGAGGAGTGACTTATCAGCACCAGCATCAGCACCGTCAACGTTGGTAAGATCGTCGAGGGAAGCTGCGAGGCTGACAGCGCCAGAAGAAACAGAGAAGAAGTCGCTGCTGAAGCTTGCGACACCCTTAACTGTTGTTGAAGCATCAGCAACAGAAACTGTAGCTGTTGAGCCGGCTACTGCTGTGGAGATAGCGCCAGAACCCTTAACATCGAATGAACCACCAAGTGATGTGGCGGCTGAGCCGGTATCACCACCAAATGTCATTGAAGAGTTAGCAAGTTGAGCGTTATCGATACCAGCAGCTTTCACTGTAACCATACCATCAACAGCAACGGCGAAGTCATCGCTTGAGAACTTAGCGACACCGAGAGCTGCTGTTGTAGCTGTTGCTACTGTGATTACGGCTGTTGAACCTGTGACAGCAACGTCAACACCTTGAGCGGCAACACCGTCAAATGTGATTGTGCCGCCGAGTGACACTGAACCTGCTGTGCCTTGATCGCCAGCTAAGCTAACAGCGCTGTTAACAAGCTTAGCATTCTCAATTGAGCCGGCCAACATGGCGTTGGTGACACCGAGAGGAGCGATAGCAAGTTGTGCAGCTGATGATGTTGAAGCAGCTGAACCGTCAGTTGTCAGTAAGAGACCGCCAGCGGAGTAGAGGTCAAGACCGACTTCGTCAGTTGGGAGCTCTCTAACACCAGCACCAAGGTTGATGTCAAGAACGTTAGCGTTTTTAGACATACCAACGCCAGCGGTGATCTGACCAGCACCTGTGAACTGAACCCAGCTACCTGTACCTGGATAGACATAACCAGTTTCTGTAGCACGATCAAACACGGCCCAACCGTCGACTGGAGCAACACCAGCATCCCATGTGTTAGCAGCTGTAGCAGTGTAGATCTTATAATCGGTTGTGTTCAAGAAACGGTCGCCTGTTGTAGCTGTTCCTGGCAGTGCGGCACCAACGCTATCAACTGGCTCTTTCCAGGAAAGACCTGAAGCAACTGAGTCAACATATGACTTGTTTGCAGCATCACCAGCACTTGTTGGAGCGGCCAAGCCTGTCACTTTCTGTGTACCACCGAATGAAAGATCACCGGTCATGGTATCGCCAGAAACGTTGACATATGTAGCATCAACGAGAGCTGTGATATCGCCTGTTGTAACGGCTGTTGAAGTTGTTACACGGCCATAGGCGTCAACAGCAACTTTGCTGAATGCAGCTGAACCAGAGAATGGAACAACAGCGAGGTCAACAAGAATGTCACCAGCGTCTGTACCGGAACCGTTTGTAACAACAACGCGATCGGCTGTACCAGCAACATCTTTACCGACCATGGTGCCATCAGCCTTACGGATCATGATGCCATCGTCAGATGTGTTGGCTAAGCTAACAAGTGTTGCGTCAAGTGACAGGGTGATGTTAGCGCTAACGCCTGTGCCTGAGCTAACAGCAATACCGTCAGAACCGACAACTTCGCGTGTTACAGCTGAACCGTCGCCTGTACGGACGATAATACCTGTTGTTGACAGACCTTCAAGAGCTGCGAGGTCATTTGCGAGGGCGATTGTTGGGTTACCAGCAACACCGTCAGCATTGGTGATTGACATGCCAGTTGGGACAACGATTTCACGTGAAGCAAATGTGTCAGCGCCTGTTTGAACGAGAATACCTGTTGATGTTTTATCAGCAAGGGCATCAAGACCAGCATCATACTTCTGCACGCCTGAATCTGAACCGATTGTGACATCTGTCCAGGTTGAACCGACTAACTTCATTAATGAACCGTCGGCGGCGCCTGTGAGATCAACATCACCGAGTTGGTCGAGTGAAACTTGACCAGCTAAACCAGCAACAGTAACATCTTCCCACTTACCTGATGTGCTGCTGTACTGGAGTAAGCCTTTGTCGGCAAGACCAGCAACATCAACGTCATCAAGCTCTGAGAGTTGGTTGTTTGAGTTTGAGTAGATAGCTAACTTGTTGATAGCATCGGTAAAGCTTGTTGGTGCGCCACCGAGGTCGCTGAATGTGCTGGTGAAACCACCTGCAACGAACGTACCTGTTGATGAAATGCCGGCGCCGAGTGATGTTTCGACAGCGTCGATTTCAGTCTGAACACCAGTAAGGATTGAAGCATTTGCAACTTTGATCCATGCTGAATCTGTTGAATAATAGAAGCCAGCACCTTCACCACCAGCACCTGTTTGGTAGATGAAGCGACCAGCTGCGCCTACGGCGAGACCATCAACTGTTGATGTTGTCTCAAGGAACGCGTTCTGAACGCGGCCTGTACCGTCGGCATTAAAAAGTAAATGACCATTAATTTTCATACTTTTCTCCAATGGTTAATTAAAGATTTAATACAGTAAAATGCATTTTATGTATTATGGTATTATGCTGACACGATGATGCCGTGTCTTTATATCGTTAGATAACATCTAAAACATGTTGTTATCTAAAAACAAAAGATGAAAGAATTTTAGTCTCATCTAAAGATTAAAGATTAAAAGTCATTTCGTCTTGCGTGTATATTTATAAGTTGGGAAGGGATTTTATTATATTTGGCGGCGTGTTGCAGTAGTTAAAGCTTTAATTGCTGAATTAAAGGCAACAGGCTCAACTGCCAAATTTCCTAAGTCATAGTCTTCAATAATTTTTTCGTCAACAGAATCAAACACGAAAGTGCCTTTATTTCCGTTCTTTTCTATTCTGTTTAAGTTAAAACCAAGAACTTTAAGAGTTGCGGCTAGCACGATATCTTGTGTATTTACAGTTCTAATTTTTGTCATTTCAGTACCTCAGGACCTTTAAATTAAATTTCTTTGGTTTAAGATTCTTCTATTATTTACTTTTTTTCAATCTTTTTTCAATCTTTTTTCAATCTTTTTCTACTTATAATCAACTAAAAGTGTGTAACACACATGTATTACCCGGTTGTTTCTACGAAAAACTGTAGACGATTCTGCAAGTTCATACCCAATTTCTTGATAATTGCTGTTGAGCTGCTTGCAGTACCAACAAATCTTGGCGTATTATAATTTTCACGCTGTTGGCGATAATATACTTTGCCAGTTGGATCTGTATAAGCAAAAATAATATCACTGCCGGCTTTGTTAAAATCACGCAAATCATCAACTGCTATTCTGCATGAGGTGGTACCAGTCACAGATAATAACTGATACGCTGCTGGACCGCTGTTGTAGAACCAAATATTTGATGCTTGGGCTGTTTGAAAAGCCACAATCGCCGAGCCATTTTGGTCAAAGGCGCCAGAACATGTAATAAGATTTGCGATCGTGCCAGTTGTAGGATAAGTAAAAGCCACAGTTGATGTATTGGTTTTGCGCATTTTAACTTTACCACCATCAATGAATGTTGTCCAATATTGATATTCACGTCCCTGCGATAGATCGCTGATATTGATCGGTCCAGAGCACACATGTGAAGTAGCAGAATATGCTTGATTCTCAGGCGGTTTGAAAGTTGATACTCGCGGTGTTGGAGTGATAGCGTTATTTGGAATCATTTTAATCTCTCCCCCACGTTTGGCGGAATGTAATTGAAAAACTATTAGTTGCTGTTTTTGCAATTGGATTATTCAAAATAATTTGGTACTTACCTATTCCAGAATTTAGGTAAAATCCTTTGATACCACCGCCGACATTGCCATCTTGTGGTGCGACGACAAAATTTACGTCACGATAGTATGTGCCTGTTGAATACGTTAAGGGAATTGCTGATTGAACACCACCCCCGTTAAGTGGCACAAAAGTACCAGATGCAACCGTGGCGGTGATATTAGTTAGTGAGGCATCTGTTTGCAAACCATTTAGGAAACAAGCATTTCCGGCAGTATATGAATAACCTGCATTTCCGGCTGCCAATAATCTTGATGTGTAGGTAAGTGTACTGCCAAGAATTGTAACTGTGCCAGTAGTATCAATCAATGATGGAAAAATCTGCAATCGATAGAAAATAGTAAGTTCGTCTTCAGCGGCCACTGGGATAGAAGTTGGTGATCCAAACTCATCAGTGATAAGTGCGCGTGACACGAGCTGTCCAGGGTCTGGTACTAAACCAAATCCACCCACACCAACTTCAGTAATATTGCCAACAGCTGAACCAACTGGAAATGTCGCGTTGAATGTCCAATTGCCAGAGTAATCACCGCTTGTGCCGTCGTTGAAATAACTTGATGATAATTGATTGCCACTATTATCAGCCCGTGCTAAAAAATTTGCAAGTTGTGTGTCATTTGGCGTAACGGGTGTTGTGCCTGTACCAACTTCTATGAAGGTAAAAACATATCCATAACCAATGGAACCAGACGTGCCGAAGGCGTCAAGACCTTGGTTAAGAATCATATTCTCAAACCAAGGTGTCTCATTTACGTGGCCATCTTTGTTCTTGACCGCGATCTTATAATATCCCTTCAGACGTCCTTGCATATTATCCTCGTGCCCATGAAAGCTTCACATCAAGTGTAAGCGTTTGTATATTTGTTTTTGGAATCGCGGGGGAGAATGTCATTTGGTAACGATTTAAGCCACCGTAAAGTTGCAAACCGCCAATACCGCCAGCAGCATTCCACATAGATGGACTAGCAGTAATTGTGCCAACCAACTCACTTGTACCGGCAACATAAGGAGTTACAGAAAATGCATAAGCATAAGAATCTAAGACTGTACCAGACATATCATTATCAGTAATAGGCGCAATTGCTGCATCATTTTCGTATGAGATACAAACAAAATTGTATTGGGCACTATAGAATTGACATGCATAATTAGCCCGTAACAATGCTGATTCATAATTATATGTGCTTGTGCCAATTGTGACTGTCCCTGTACTTGTTGCAGTATCAGGAGTGATTGTTAAACGATAATATACGGTCAATTGATCCATTGATGTTACGGCAATTGAAACCGGATTTGAATATTGGTCAAGAATTAAGGCACGTGAAAATAGAATTGGTCCGTTAGCACCAATACCAACTTCTGTGATATTTCCAACTACAGCACCTTGTGCAAATGCAGCATAAATGGTATGTTTTCCTGCATAACTTTCACCCGAACCACCATTTTCATAAGAGCCATAAGATTCATTAGTTTCTGTGGCAATTGGTGTTTCAAGAGATGTTTGAGATACGTTTGGCGCAGATGTGCCTGTGCCAACTTGCATATATCCACCGTAAGCCCCGTCCAAAAATGTACTACCAACATTTTCACCAATCAAATCCAATCCTTGGTCAAGGATAAGATTAGGAATCCAATCTGTTTCTTTAGTTGTGCCATCAGGAGACTTTACGACGAATTTGTACTCTCCTTTCAAAAAATTTTTCATGTTAAATCTCCAGAAATAGGAATAGCGTTGTTGAAGTCTAGTAGTTCTATATCGCCCTGATTATAAGTGATATATGCGATAGTAGTTTCTAATGTGCCCGTTGTTGGTTCTGCATTGTTAAAACTGATAAGCTCTTCAGTACCTGTATACGAAATGTATGAAATACTAGTTTCTAATGTGCCAGTTGTGGGTTCTGCATTATTGAATGTCATCAACTCTTCTGTTCCCGTGTATGACAAATATGTAATACTAGTTTCTAATGTGCCAGTTGTTGGTTCTGCATTGCTAAAACTGATATTGTCAGTCATTGTTGGTAAAAGAAATGATGACACTATCGGCGGATTTTGAACTGTTAGATTATCAGTTTCTGCCAATGGATATAGTGCTGAAGTAAAATACGAACTAGTTAAAAAAAAACAGCCGGTGGAGGTGGTTCAGGCGTCGTTGAAGGGAATAATATAAGAACTGCGCGACCATCTTGAGCACCAGCAAATGAAATTTGCACAGTATCTACGTCAACAACTGTTACTTTATCTGGAAAAATAATTGCGCCTTCTACGTCATAAACAGTTACTTGTACATTTCGCGTGTTTTGCAGATGTGCTATTGTCCAAACTGCCTCAGCAATTGGTTTTTCATATGCAAAGCCTTTACAATTGCTAATTGAAAGAACTGATAGGCCAGTTATAACACCACCAGATTTACCTAGAACTTCGCCTTCTGCAATATCAACGAATTCTAATTGACGCGGACCAGGGCCGCGGCGGACTGGTATTGTTTCTTGAGATGGATTTGTTGTTACGTACGGCCGGCGAGGAAGTTCTTGCTGGACAAAATTTTCGAATTCGGCAGCCATTATTCGGTCTCCTCTATTTCAACAACTAGCGAGCCAGTTGTATTTGCCCCGGCAAAATCGGCGTCTGACAAGAATAAATTGTTGCCAGTTGAGTTAAAAACACCAACTGAATTAACTATTGTGAATCCGCCAAACACATTTGCTGTACTTGTTTGATACGCCAGAAGTTGAGTGATGCCTGCGTACCTAACTTGTACCTTTGAAACATCCAAGACGTTTGCGCCAATAGGTTGATAGCGAGAAAAAGCTGGATATGTAATTTGTCGCAAGGCAAAACCACCAATCGTGAATGATTGGCCTGAGGTTATCACAGTTCCACTAATGATTGCTTCATTTAACATCATGTCAATTGTGAATGTCTGAACGCCGCGAGGATCAGAATCTCTGATTGTTAGAGTTGATGTCCAAACTTTGCCGCTACCCGTAAAACTAGACAATATTCCAGCAGAAACTGTAACAAGCGGCGCTGACGCCAGATTCTCAGAAGCAGTTAATGTGACAGTGTAAGAAATTCCGCTGGCCGAGCTGCGTAACCGGGTCGGAGAACCCAAAATCGAAATTGCAGCTGTTGGCGCAGTATTCGCAATCTTAACTAGCGCGTTTGCGATTGATTGTGTGCCGTTGCTTATCTTGTTTGCAGTAATTGTGTAATTATTTCCAGAATCAACATACGTTCCACCAACACAAGTTACATTTTTTGTTACAGCATATGACGTGGGACCGGCAACGCTTATTTCTGTTCCAGCAGTGTAAGAAACTGTTGCAAAGTCAAAAATTTCAGCAGTTACTGTGGCAGTTGTGTCAACTTTTAAAGCACCAGTTCCAACTGGATACGCCACGGTGATTGGCCCAAATGTTGGTGCTAACTGATCAAGGAGTACAGCATTTGAAGATTCAAAAAATGAGCTAGTTGAACCGAATGAAGACGTCGCAAAGGCGCGAACTTTAAGCGAGCCAGTGCCAGAACCAACAACGAATGTTCCAGTGAAAGATCTTAACCCAGAACCACCCGATTCAGTTGCGCCAAGAGTCACAGAAGAAGAATTGCCTGCAGCACCATAATTTGTCAAGAGCGTAACACCTGCAGCAGCATTTTGAACAGCGCCAGTGACGCTAAGAACGTCTCCAGCCTTAACGGCTGTTTGCAGACCAGGATAACTGCCAATTGAGAGTGAAGAGATTGTTGGCACTGGTGGAGCAGCAAGAACATCAACATATGTAATTGCTCCAGTTGACGCTGTCAATCTAACATTCGCCGGCGTGACAACTGCTATAGATGCAGTGCCCAGGAAAAAGCGTTTATCAGTGGGATGTTCAGTTAAAGTTGCCATAACTGGAATTGAGCCAACCTGACCTACTTCAACGGTTGGTGAATAAAATGCTGAACCACCCTCGGCCACAAAGCTTACTGTTACCACTGACACATCTGAGGTTGCAGTCGTCAACACTGCATTTGCTGGAATTGTGCCTACTGCATATTGTTTCTGAGAAACTAAACCAGTCGCGGTCGGTGAAACGTTTGTCACAAATAAACCGGCGCCTGACTGACTAATCGTGGCAAGCTTTAAATCAAGCGCATCAATAACCGATTGAACATCTGTTGCCGCAGGCGCAAAAGACGGTGTTGGCATCACACTGACTTCTTTTGCACCGTGCTTGGTACTTGTGCTGGCTAAAAGGTGAGTTGTCAGAGTTGCGGCAAGAGAAGTTACTTGTGTTTGCAATGAGGAAACATCAACACCATCCACGGTGCCATTTATGTCAATATTTCCATTTACGTAAATATGACCTGTTGCAAGGTCAGTGATAAGTGTAGTACCATCACTTGTTATTTTGAATACTTCAGGACTTGAATATCCAGGCCTAATTGAGACTAAATCAACAGTACCAGTGGTAAAATCTGGTCTAATAATCAAGGCGCTTTGAGATGGTAGCGCTGGACTTATTAACCAATGATCTGCGTCTTGAACAGTTGATGTGATAATTGTAGAAGTTCCAAAAACTTCAAGATCGCCAGTGATGGTAACTCGGCCAGTTTCTGAATCTATCTTAAAATATAAGTTTGACTCGTCATTGTCGTAAATGACAAAATCTTTGCCAGTACTTAATTTGATGGATGCGTTATTATTAGAATCTAAACTTAAATCATACGCAGATTGCAGCGTGATAGAAGTGCCAGTGCCGGCCGAGGAAGAACCATCGTCAAACAAAAGTCCCTTGCCATTTAAAGTAAACCCTAGGCCAGGTGGCGAAACAATTGAACCGATGTGTATTTGACTATCTTCTGGCGCCGATTGTAGGCGACCGTCAGAATTTACAAAAATAGGCTTAACGATAATGGGCATTTTCTACAATATCTCTTATGAAGTATTTTATTAAAACTATATTATAAGACTCTTGCTTAAGCTAAGTGCCTAAGCAAAAATCAATGTATCTTAAAGAATCACAGGAACCATTATATTTATATAAACTGAATCAGAATCACGAACGAGTCCTACTTGTTGTGTAATTCCAACTGGTGGAGGCGTCAAAGTTAATTGTCCAGAAGGACCACAAAATAAAGGTTTTCCGATTGCGTTAGCCGGCCAAGACCAAAATTCATTTTTTAAGCTACCATTTGTAATTACTAAACCAACTTCACTTTCATACAAGTCCTCAATAATAATTCCGCCAACTTCTCTATTAACGTTGAGGTGTGACGCTAAGGAAATCTTATCCGGGGCAGTAAATGAAATCAATGAATATCGCGGCATATTTTCAGTTGCCATCGCATATATTAAGACTGAATCAAATTTAACATTAGTAGAGGACCCCCTACCAACAATCAATTCGCTTTCAGTTGTGACAAAGGTACCATCTGCCTGACGTAACGGCTTATTGTTATTGCCAAAAATTATATGACCTGCTGTGCAGGGAGTATTATCAAGACCAACTTGAGAACCCAGTGTGTAGTGAACTAAAATCGCACTCGAGTTATATTGAACTGCAAAAGCGCGCAATTTCATTAACCACTTTGCGCCGTTCCAAACTTTCATAACCCGGTCTGTTAAGTCAAACCAGTGCTGGTCAACTGCTGGGCTCAACGGTGGTTCTGCGCCATGCAGCGGAGGCAATATTGTAAATCCACGCGTTAGAGCACCAGTTGCCCAGTCAATGTCCCAATAAAGCCACTGTGTTTGACCAGTTGCAACAAGCGGACCCCAAGCCTTCGTTAATGATTTTGATTCTTCTACCAAATAATTTGCGTTGCCATGGGCAATTGTGAAGATAGTTGGATCTGGAGAAACATTCAGATCAATATAATCTCCAGCTACTGAGGTCTTTTGTAAGAACGTTGGCGTTGACGAGATGTCTGTTTGACGTCTAACTAAACCTTGTCTAAAATTAAGTTGCATTTATCAAATTCCTAAACAAGATTAACTTACGCTAATTGTCAACGTGTACGTAATAACTAAAGTTCTATTTGCTGTTTTTTCAATCGGAGAAAAGATCAAATGCGAAAGCAATAAATTGTCTTGTGTCATAAGTCCAAGCTCGTCAAAAACAAATTGGTCGTTAATATTGTCTGAACCATCGCCAGAATCTGAAGGATCTTGACCAACTGGTTCATTTGAACTTAAAAGAACGACTGTAGTTACTTTTGAGATAATAGAAGGCAGTGGATTAGACGTGGCAACTGCAGAGTTATCAGTTGCAGATAATAATTCAGAATACGTTTGATTATAGATTGTATTATCAGTTGGCGCAGTTCTAGTTGCTAAGTAAATGATATCCCCACCGGAAGTTATTGTTGTTCCGCCATTTCCAAGAACTAACTTATATACACTAGCGTTACTAGCACCAGCTAGTCCTCTAGCAATTGCGATGCCCATATTTCTTGGGTGAATTGCATTATTCTTGTCAAGAATAACCTCACCAGAATTTTTATCTACAATTCTAACATGGCCAACTACTTTAGATTTAAAATCATCTAACATGTATTTCTCCAGAGATTCATTTTACAGATATTTATAGTTTTTATCAGAATCCAAAAATGTGCAATTACACGACAAGCACCAAAATGCACTCTGAAATCAAGTCAGGAAAATTCGCGGTAAATGATTTCCAAATCGATGAACTAAATTTATTTGAGATATCTAATTCATGCGGCGCGTCATCAGAAAAATTGCGTAGCAAGTAAAGTTTTGGTTTAGTAGTCAAATCTGCGCCGTAATAACTTATATTTGCCTTGCTTAATAAAACATTATTAAGACCTATCATGCTAGGATTAATAACTGCGTAACAACCAGTTTTATTTCTAAAAAACATATTTCTTGCCAATTCATCCTCTGCAACATCACCAATCATAAAACATGGCGGCAACGTGATTATAGTTTCGCCAAGAATATTTAAGGCTGGATCAAATGGTGTTGAATCAAAAAGACTAGAGTCAAACCCAGTTGTAACATAGTTCAAGTCATACATCACACCAGCTTCGCCTATTTGGGCAGTGCTAATGTCAGTCGAGGTGTCTAAGGGCAAATCTGGATCTGGTAAAAGAATTTCTAGGTGGCGATCATATCCGGAAATCGCCAAGGAGCGGTCAGTGTAAATTCTTTTGCCTATTACATCAGTATTTCCGAATGCGTCTGTGAGTGGTCTGTTAAGAACAACAGCGGTGTTAGTGCCGTTGAAAACAACATTTGTTACACCGTAAAGACCAGACCTTGGAATATCAGAGATAATTACCACGGAGTTTGTTAATGACGAAAACGCGACTGTTTGATCTCCTGAAACTAGAACTGCGTGGGCCGGAGAGTAAGTAGAAGTTGTAATCCCTATAATCTCAAAGCCGTCATTTTGCAAAACGTCTGGTGGGTAGATTATTGAAAATGGTGGCGTTTGATCATCATAGCCTAAAGAATCATAACCTAAATTTCGGGTGGCAAGCAGTAAATCCTCAAATGATAATCTATTCGCCTTCGGGAAATCTAATCTAAATATCAGCTGATCAACAATCTTTACTGCGAGACGATCAACATAATTGCCTTGCTGTTCAAATTCCATCGTGAATGGTTTATTGAGCGGCAAAAATGTGTTGACGAAGTTATTTGTTAAGGAGAGCACACTACTCGCGAGAGTTAATGTGCCTACAGTGTTTTGTCCATCTATTGGATTTAATAATTTTATTGTTGTTTGTGTTTCTTCCCCTGGCGCCTTTGCGCTCTCAAACATTATCGGAACAACTGAAGACGCAGTGAAAGTAGTTGCAGTTGAAGGAAGAGCAGTTTTGAAATACAGCTTGTCATTCAAATATTGTTTAATGACAACTTCAGAAGACGTTGAATGCAAAACCGATGAAATTCCCGAAACGACGACAACAGATGCTGTATTACTCGTTATTTGATATTGTGCTTCACCAAAAATAAAAACATTTTGTCCAAAACGATGTTTAAATTCCCATTTTGACGAAACTGAGAATCTAATTTCATCTCCACGACTTGGACTACCAGTAACCATAAAATTAACATGTGCGTCATCATATGCTTGACCAATAATGGCGCCAGGCAGGTGACCACGAACTGAGCTGTAAACGTCACATGTTGTGGAATCTATTGCGCGAATAATAAAATTTTCGTCTTCAGCATAAAATTTTGGTGGAGACAAAAATGTAAGGTCAAAGGCGCCAACGGAAAATATTGTGCCAGTCTGGCCGTTGGACCCAATATACATTGGCTCGGGAATTGTAAATGAAATCGGAGTTGTTGGTTCGTACGTGGTGTCATATGGAATTCCAACTGCAGCTGGAGTCAACATGCCAGCTTCTGAACCATAAACTAAGTAGTTTGGCTGAATGCCTAAAACCGAAAATGAAAAAACATCTCCAGGTGAAAATGCATATTTAGTAGTCGGAATTGTGAATTTAAATCCGTCATCATATAATTGTCCAACAACTGCGTTACTTTGAGTTCCAGACATGGAACCAACAACTGAGAAGGTAGTCGTTGAAATTGCAGTTATGGTCCAAGTTTGGGTGGTTGCGCCAACTAGACTATAAGGATCAACGTTTATAATTGGCTGATAATCAATTGAAGTGGCAGTACTTTCACCAAGTCCAACTCCGTTGAACAAAATTTTGTTTGTTACAATTGGGTCTATTTTTATTAATGACCAGGTCTGACTGGTGGCAGTTGGCGAAATTTCAATGGTGCGGGGGTCTGACAATTTCCAATCTTGCTCAGGTGACAAAGTTTCGCGCCACTGTGGATTACCGCTATTTGAATCCACGTCGAGTGAAATTACACCCAAGCTTCTGAACGCTGAGAAGCCTAATTGACACAATTTCTGATTAACACTTACGGATAATATGCCATCGCTGTTTGGTGCTAAGTACGAGCTATGGCTAGCCGACAATCCAACGATATCAGACGCAGAATAATCAGTTGCGCTCGTGACAGTGTAAACTCTGGTGCCAACGCCGTATTCAGCGCGACCACGTGATAATTGCGCAGTTAATGAATATATTGTCTTGGCTGTACCGTTGCCAAAAATATTTTGAGAATAAACACTGTTAAGTCTAATTGCGCTTCTGAAGATATCTTCAGTTATCTTAACGCTCATCGAGTCAGAAAAATATATATTTTCCTGTATCTCAGTTAATTTGCTGTGATACGGCTTAACGTCATTAACAAATTCGTTTAATGATGAGATGTATTTTATATTTTTTGTAATATTTCCAGACGCCATATACTTAGCCTTGAGTGAACGGTGTAATTTGTCTTACTGCGTAAATCATAATTCTTGATGTTTTGAAAATATCAGCTAACTCAAAATTATTAACTAGCGCCTCATTTAATGCCGCAAAAAAGATTTCATTAACTTGTCTTGGCGAACCCATCTCCCAAATTTTTGACATCGTGTCTTGCGTAGATTCAGCAGTTGCAAACCAAGAATTATAATCTTCAAAATCAATAATACCATTTAGAGTATCTGGCAATTTACTGCCATCAGCTGCTGTTATAGTTAACTGTGTATTTAATATTGTGTACGTTATTACGTCAATCAATAAATTACGCGGTGCGAGGGTTTGTCCTTCTTTAAGCCCAAAGCGAGTAGAAGTTCCATGGCGCGCGTCGTATTGTTTTCTCTTGTCACTTGGAATTGGATTTCCAGCAAAATCCTCAGCTGCCAAAGAATGTGTTAATTTTAGCCATAAATCTTCTGGAATTCTTAAAGGATGTGATTTACGCAATAGGATCCACTCAGAGTGAGTATTTTTCAATTGCAATTGATTCGGGTCATCACGCAGTGTGAAATTCTTGGTGAATCTAAGTTTGTACATATTATTTTGAGTAACAATACTATTTAGACCGTAAACTGTAAAAGCTTGATAGCGAGCCGGTAAAATGCTGTTTGTTAAACCCAAATATGCTGGAGACTGGAATGACTGGAAAGTTGCATACAGACTTGGCCCAAATCTTAATTTATTTTTAAGTTGTTGGACAGAAGTTTTTTTGCCAGTACCCGCCGTGTTTTTGTTTTTAACCCAAAAATAGTATTTAGAAATATTTAAATTGCCCCCAGAATCCCGTGCTTGAACTGAGACATATCTATAATCGCGTTTATATTGCGTTTGCACAGTAACATCATCTTGTGCTTCAGGATCAAATGCCAATTCTGCCGCGGTTGGCGAATAAGCTCGCTGAATAATCACGATCTCGTCGCCAATTGCAGTTGAAGGCAACTCAACTGTGTTCTCATTAATTGTAAAGTTTTTTCCAGAAATCAACGCGCCGTTTCGATAAATTGAAACACGTTTTGGTTCTAGCGTAAAATCAATTTGCGAACTAACAAAAGACGTACCAGTAGAGTATTGTTTGACAATTGTTTTATCTAATAACTGCCATGCTCCCCAAGTTGAAGTGTATTTCTCAACTGCAGTTAAATCTTTTAACATTAATTTATTATTAGTATAATCCTGTATTAAACTAACTCTATCACCAGTTATTGGTGTAATTTGTTGGTAGTCGCCGTAATATGGCACCCAACTGTTATTGGGTGATAGTAAATCAGAATCAAGTTGCGCTTGAGTTGGAACAGTCCAGGCTTTCCAACCGTATTCAATCATGTCATCATCATTACTTAGATGATTGTCAGGAATTGTAAGTTCAACAGTTGCCGAGATTGTTTCTCGCACAAAGATGTCATGAGTCAATTGCGCCAACGTGTTAAGAATTGTCGCGGCTGAGATTACTGACGTTAAACTATCAACAGCCGTGGTCAATTCTAATTTTATCCCAAGTGTTGAAAAATCATATGCTGCAACATAACCGGCTGGCTGTTGAATGTCAGTAATTGTTATAGTTTGACTTTCTCCTATATACGCAGCAGTAGCAGTAAGTTGATCCGCGCCAGTTGCTGTTAAAATAATTGGACCAATAAATGATATTATTGGGTTAATGCTTGATTTAGTGATTAAAATATTTGCCTCAAAAGTTGAGGTGTTAGAAATAATTCTGGCGTCAGTAAATCTATTCCAACTTGGGCCATAACTTTCTGAAGAGCCTATTATAGTGCCAAGACTTGTGCCTAACATAACTTCACCGACTGGTTTTTCTTTAACTTCGTGAGCTACATTTTCATATAACTTAGTCCAAGCTGATAATTTCATTCCAGGCGTAATGTCATAATCTGAAAAACGCCCGGTTGCTAAAATTATGTTTGACGGTCCTATCTCTGTTGATTGGAAATAAATGTCAGAACTAAAAGATGACGAAACAAATGGGTAAGAAGCTGGTACCTGGTTATACGACCAAGCAATCGGCCTGCCGTACCATGTGCGATTCCGGAAATATGTTTCCGGGCGCGCGGCTTGGCCAGAAGCGCGAATTGCAGGATCTATTTCAGTGTTGCCTTCTTCTTTTAATGAAAGTGCGTCATATTCATTTGGTGGCACTGTGCTCTCAACCCACTCATAAACATCTACAGTTGACCAAGCAGCAGGCGCACCCCAACGTGCCAATCTTTCTTCTGTCGATGGAAAAATCAATTCATCATCATATGGCATATATGCCAAATTAGACGTGTCCCACCAAATTTTTCCGACTTGCGCAGGACCCCAAGATTTTAATGGGCTTAGATTTAAATTTCCCAACTCCAACGTTGAATATGTGTAGCGGGCTGGGTCGAAGGAGTCAGTGAAATCAATTTCAGCTAAAGCTGTTGGTTCATGAATGCCTGCTGCTGGGTTCCAAATTGGCACGTCGTCAACTAAAACTTTTGCTTGATAATTGAAAAGTTTCATTGGGTTAAATTTGGGGCTTGAATTAATAAAGCCAAAGAGAGATACCGCCGATGACGTAGTTATTGGTGCCAATAGCTTGACGCTTGAACCAGACAATTTACTAACTTCAATTGAAAAATTAAATTTGTCACCCGCGGAAAATTCAGTTAAACCAGAACCAATTTTAAATGTTAAACCTGCAACATTAACGGTTTGATTAATAGTAATGCTTGAACCAACTAAACTGCCGTTAACTGAAACTGTGAATTCAGTTGCTGAAGTTGCCAAGAATTCCCAGTCTTCTACTGAATTTATCGTTTTGAGCTTAATCGGTTCAACAATTAAAGATCCAGAACTCGTGTTAGCCAGCGTTTGAGTAATATTTGGTAGTATAAAAAGTTGTGGAGTTTTAAGATTGACTGGAATAATTTGATCAACAGCTCCAGTTATCTGAATTGAATTTGTTTTTTCAGCAACAAAATATTGTGTTTGTCCTAGGTCGTCTAGTGAAAACCAACGATCTTCGTCTAATGGCTCTAAGAGGGTGAATGACGGTTCTGAAGTAGTTATTGCAGCGGTGATACTCGCGTCTTCACTTTCAAAAACAAATCTAGAATGTTGAAACTCAGCATCGCTTGGTTGAATTTTCATCTCTGGGAAATTTTTTGTTCTTGAATCGCCATACTCTGCGATCTTGTACGCCCAGAATTCATCTAAATCAAATTCTTTAAACTTTGATGAGTTGAAAAAGGCAGAAATTGCATTATTTGTGCCTTTTTCTTGAATTAAGCCGCGCCAAAAATTAAATTGTGATCGGTCAGATGTGTTAAGATTTTTAAAATAATCTTTTTTAGAATATCCAAGAAGCGCAAGAGCATGAGGCGAAGTTAGATTATCATCTGAAATTAAATTTGCGTCATAGTGTGATTTAAATCCAGCAACATGACTTTCAAGATTTTTAATCAGTTTATTGCCACTCAAAATGTAACCACCAAAAGATGGCCTGAGGGACAGATTAGTCTGTTTTTCACCGTTAAAATAAATTCTTGAGATCTGTGAACCTAAGTACGAATCATAAATCAATTCGCCGTTCGCATAATTTTCAAAAACTATAACATGTTCATATTCTTCTATTAATCCATGCACAGAAAATAGAGGAACGGTTGATGAAATAGAAGTAAGTCGATCTTTTCTGATAATTGTCAAGTCGTCGGTTGAAATAATACTATTTTCCAAATCATATGCTGCAGGAATTGCATTTATATCTATAAATGCTTTTGAGTCAAAGGACGAAACAAGACCATTTGGGGTTTCAATCCATATTTTTTCAACAAACGGGTTGAGAATGCTAGCCTGGCCAACTTCGATTCCTGACCACACGTCGGAAATAAATTTTTCTATTTCTAGCTGCCAACTAATTGCTCGACCAGTAATTTCGTCTATTGACGGTTTGTCTTGCTTATTAAAGCGCCAACCTTGAGCTTCAAGGTACAGTGTGTATCCGATTAAGAAGTTAATTACGTTCTGAACTCCAGTGATAGCAAATGGAACAGGTCTAGTTATTAAGCCAGTTGGATTAGACGGTGTTGACAGAATGTTTACGTAGGATCTCCACTCATTATCAGTTTTTTCTTTGTTTAGAGCAAAAAATGTTACGTATTCTGCGCTTGTGTCTAAATCATAATACGTTATTTCAGGTCTGCGAGTATTATATGTCTCAATCCTAAATTGCCAATCTTCGCCAGCACCAGCAGGAATTATTGCGCCAGCAGTATTATATTTTCGCTGGCCGGTAGTTGTTAATTCTATTCTAAGCGCTTCAGCCCAAATACTTTTAACAAGCGGGTTGATCTTAATTACTGCCTCTGCTGCGGTGCCATATAATTCATTTAGATTTGTAGAAACATTTAAATTATCAGTGCGCAAGAAACCATTTGCACGGTGCGCAAGTTTTGTTGACCAACCGCGATAAGCCTTAGCATTAAAAGTTGTATAAATGTCAATTGAATTATAACGTAGCAAATTAGTATAATACTGATTTAACCCTGCAAATTTTTCAACTGAAGCAGGAATAAATTGAACTGTTTTATTTGAACCATCTACAGTGATAATCAGTTGATCGCCTAAACTAAAACCTCGACCTTGATCAGAAATTTTTAGGTCAATAATTGACAAAAGTGAAGGCACTCCAATTAACGCGCCAGAGTACAGCGTGTTGGCAAACAAATTGCCAATTTTTATATCATTAACTGTTAATTGTAAGCAAGCGCCAGGCGCAACTGTTGGAAAAGAAGTTAATCCACTCAGCTGTGTTGTAACTTGTAATTTTATAGTTGATGGTGAAGTTGAATTAAAAGTTCCAACTACTAATTTTGAAACGTCTCTGTTAATCGCGGCCGGTTTTTCGCCGTGATACAAAAATTTATTTGCGGCAGGACGTGTACCGGTAGATCTTATTAATTCAATATCTGTTAAGTCATTATTAAGGTGCTGAGTGCAAAAACCCCAACAACGGTTAAGATAAACAATAGGCTCAACTTTGAAACCTGCGCGGTTAAAACCGTATGCGTACTCGACAGATTTACGCCAAACAAGTTCAGCAGGTCCATTATCACCAAAAATATATCCTGTGTTTTTATCAGCTGGTTCAACATTTGTTATTGCAAATGAAGAAGCAAAAGAACCCGGCGCAACATATGGTGGCAACAATTCATCAGTTCGTGGGTTTACGCTAAGCGCTTGACTTAATCCTGGGCCAGGCGGCAAAATACTGGCGATCCAATTCCACATCTCAGACGACCACAGACGGCTTTGAACAAATGTTGCAGCGTCAGTGCCAACTGTGCCAGTTGTTGTTAGCACCCAAACGGTGTTTAAAAATTCATATCCTTCAGAAATAGCAAGGCCCGCACCAGTTGACATAGTTGACATTCCGAGCATATCTGTAGCTCTTATCCAAATGCCGTTACTGCCGCTACCCAGAAAGCTAACTGTGTAAAGACCATTTTCCTCTTGAAGAGTTTGTCCAATAACTAGAACACGATCGCCTGCAGCTAAACTTACACCATCTACTGTATTTGGTGCAGCGTTAAGATTAAGATTAGTAACTTGAACAACTTTTGCAGGAGCTAGTTCGCTTGTTGGAGAAATGCCAGTGTAAAAATCATCGCCTGTGCCCATACCGGAATCCCAAGCAACTGGTTTTGTTTCAAAACCAACAATCTTCCATGGTTCAAGATTTGGACGACATGTTGGCAGAGAAAAGCCAATTGACCCGACTGGTACTGGTGATAAAGACAGACCGTCAAAATGTTCTTTTAATAAATCGTGCCATCTGGCGATTCCAACAGTTGTTCCGGTTGTCAAAGATAATGTTATAGACGTTGCCGTCACTGCGCTTTTTGCAAGTTGTTTATAATTCCATGTGAAAGCGTCAGTTGAGTCATAATCTGTACCAGCCGGATCATATTCATACTTCGCAGCAAAACGCGCAAATTCCAATTCAAGATTTTTTTGATATGTTTGACTCGTCGAAATTGTATTATTAGGCGGCCAGACTTGTTGAGTGTTAGCAGGAACATTTTCGTATAGTTTAGTTTCAACCGCGAAAACTAGACTGTTCACCGCAGCGGTTAAATCAACTTGCTGCCAGGCAGCTGTTAATACTTCTGGCTGCCAATTTGAACCGTCCCATCGCTTAAGAGTTTGTGTTTCTGAGCTGTACCAAAGATCATTTACAAAGGCAATTGCTGGTGAAGTAGTATCGCTTGCTACGCCAAAAATGTATAAATCGCCTGTTGAGCTGTCAAACCATAGTTGATTTTTATACAACAGCGGGTCAGCGTCTGAAGTTCTTGTTGGAGCTGTTGGACGTGAAATACCCGCCACCAGTTGATTATTCCAACGACTAACTTGTGCGCGGGATAACACGCGATTTACTTCTACATCTATGTTAATCACTGGAGTAGCATGTCCATCGTGATGTTTCA